TGCTTTTGTATTCCTTTGATTTGATTAAAAAAATAACTATCCAGTACTTTGCCGTCGCTCTGAATAGTTACTAAAAAATGGAAGCAAGGGGGCTCGAACCCCACTCTATTCCTCTTACTTTCCGCATATTTACTGGCTTTCTAGGTGTTTTTTGTTGATTACTTTTGACTACTTTCGCAAAAATAGTAGTCAAATCACCTTGCCTGTAAATCTGGGATACTACTCAAAATAGACGATTTCTTTTCAATGGTTTTCCTATTCCTATGATAGTGTATTTCTGAAGTCATAATATCTGTATGCCCCATCTGATCCATAACAAGTCTTTTGTCTACATTGTTATCCATAAGAATAGTTCCATATGTCTTTCTTACTTTGTGCGGTGGCTTTGGATAAATTTTCAATTTTCTGCAAAGCCTTTTTTGCCTTTGCCTAACCGCCTGTGCAGTAACCCTGATATCATTTTTGGTAAAAATGTAATCTCCAAATGGATTCATGTACTTTATTTTATCACAAATCCATACATAATCATTCGGTATAATTGCTGTTCTGATTCCTGCCTTAGTTTTAGGATACTCTTTTACTTCAACAACATTGTTTCCGTTTTCGTCTTTATACTTCGTCTCCGTTCTGCGAACGTTAAAAGTATTATCAAAAAAATCGGAATGTCTTAATGTTACAACTTCTCCGATACGCACACCAGTTAAAAACATAAGCAATATAGCAATATTAGAAGTGTCAAGGTGGTTGACAAGATATTTAATCATTACATCCGTTTCATATTCGTCGAATACCTCTTCATAGTCTTCCTTTATTACTTTTTTAAAATCACTATCAGATACGTCAAGATTCTCAAAAAGTTCTACAATATTAAAATCAATAAGTTTACGTTTTTTCGCCCGTTTAAGGAAGGTTCTTGTAATTCCTTTTAGACCGGAAAAAGATTTAGGTGTCAACTCTTTATCGGCAATTTCTTCCTCTAAAAAATCCCCCCATTCATCTTCTGATATTGATTTTATTCTTCGCTTACCTAACTCTCCATAGTGTCTTAGAAAATATCTCTCATCTCTATCGTATGTTGCTTTGCATATCTTTTTAAGATACAATCTTCGGTCTTCACATTCGTAAAACACTTCTGTAACTGTTGGATTTTGCTCTTTTTGGTAGTAAAACTTAATAACTTCTTCTTTGAGATCTTCCTCGCTTTTCTTTTTTACAAGTCTCCTTCCTTTTTCCTCATCCGGCAAATAAGTTCTCCAGTATCCGTCTTTGCCTTTGTTGATTGCGTATTGATGTTTCTTTAGATACTCTTCTTTCTTTTTCATTTCAATGCTTTTTTGCAAAGATTCCGTGTCAATCATACCATTGCTAACGGCATATTGCAATATTTCCATATTAGAAAGTTCCAAATCTATCACCTTCTAACCGCTTAAGCTTATTTTTTATAGACCTTACTCTTCTTTCTACAGTAGTTACAGAAATGGAATGTCTAAAGGATATTTCTTTTTGAGAAATTCCCCTAGACAAATCCCAAAACACTTTCTCTTCCTCTTCCGTAAAATTGGCGTTCCGGAAGATTTCATCAAGTTCTGGCTTAGTCAGTTTTGACAACTTCATAAGCCGGTCTCCTTTTTAAAATTTAGTCAATCTTTCATTCATGTGTTTTATTCTCTCGCAATACTTTATCCCTTTGTTGAGAATCTTGATCTCTTCATCAATATCTCCAACACAGGAATAGGATATTTCTCCGTCCTTTGCTACGATAACCTTATTGCGCAGATCGTATAAATCCTCTTTCTTTTTATACTGGTAATACATGATAATGTACTTTGTAAACTTGAAAATCTTATTGAGTAATTCCAACGACCACCAGATAGCGGTAAGGATAATTGCAATAAGTCCGATAATAACTAAAATGTTAAATAAAATATTTTTGAATATCTCCATTTCGTCTCCTTTACTAAATTTCAGTTTACATGATTAACGATATCTGTCCGTTTTCAACTTCATAATTCATCCACAGTGTTTCTGTCCTTGCACGTCCTCCCTCTGCTCTGGTATGCTTCTGAACCTTGTTCCATCCCTGGAGTATATCGTTATACATATCATTGTCATATCCTGATAGAAGAATTTTCCCCGGATGTTTAACCAGAGAATTTAACAATTTTTCATGATCTGCATCCTTCATTTCATGTTTATAAAGATAATTTTTCCGAGTTCTGTGTAAATACGGCGGATCTGCATAAATAAAAACATCTTCTGTATCATATCTTTTTATCAATTCTACGGCCGGCAAATTCTCAATCTGAACACCCTTTAATCTCTCAGTCGCCATTTTCAACGTTTCAGGAAGTTCACTCCACGCTCTGGCCGGATTTGGAGAATTAGTCTGTTGGCCTGTTTTAAAACCATTCTGATACAAATTCCCGCACCCAAATCCCATCCAGCATTTAACAGCAAATCGTCTCGCTCTCTCTAAATCATCACAAGATGGTTCATAAGCTGCCTTATACTCTGACCGGGAAAATGGTGTAAATTCTATCGCACGTTCCAGTTCGTCACTTCGATCTCTCAATATGCGGAAGAAATTTACTATTTCTTCATCGATATCATTAACTGTCTCAATGTGACTACGCTGCTTATTAAAAAACACCGCCAAGCTACCAGCAAAAGGTTCTACGTAAACATCATGCTTCGGTATGTATTCACATATCCAAGGTGCAAGACGATTCTTTGCTCCCGGATACTTTAATATGCTTTTCACACTTTCACCTTCCTTTGTTAAATCCTAATTTTCCCAACTACCGAATTTTCCTCGGTAGTTCATTTGCCCAACTAGTAAAGAAAATTTACTAGTTCGATTTCTCCCCCGTATTACCGGGGGATTTTAACTTGCTTTTGTGTTATTGAGTGGAACTCAAATAGTAACTCAAATTTTTAATTAAATTTTTCACTTTTTAACTCAACTTTTGAGTTACTATTTCACTTTTTAGTTCCTGTTTTCAGTTCCTGCTTAATAAGATGCTCATCATATATGCACCAATTATCAGCTGGTCTAATCATGGCATCACCCCCGGCATAAAATCAGATAATCGCATTTGTGCCATTTCTGCATCTAATCTCTTTTTGGATAAATCATAATAATGCTTGTCCAGTTCAAAGCCAACATATGGATGGTTGGTTCTGTAGCAGGCTATCAAGCTGCTGGCACTGCCTACATGAGTGTCCAAGATAATGTCTCCGGGCTTTGCATAGCGGTTCAGAAGCCATTCATATAGTGCCACTGGCTTTTGTGTAGGGTGGATACGGTTTTCTTTATGTTTCATATTTTGCTGAAGCATTCCGTTCCATTTATATTTAATCTTCCTTACTGCAGTACTGAACGAAGTCCATGCAAGTTCACAATCAGCAAAATCAGTATTTCCATTATCTTTATCCCAAACAATCCAACAACTACTATCAAACGGCATTTTGCTTATAAAATGATTTGCCCCAAAAATAATCTGATTTTTTGACACTCTAAACAGTTCATCGAAATATTTTTCGTTTGGTGGATTTATATCCATTCCGCTAAAACTCTTGTAATCCTTTGCTTTTGCCAGTCTACCTCTTGTATGGTTTTTATCCCCATTTTCTCCAATCCCATACGGTGGATCCACAATCGCAAGGTCAAAGTAACCATCCGGGAACTCTTTCATCCCATCCATGCAATCCATGTTGTAATATCCAAAATCCATTACGGCTCCTTTCTCTTATTTCTGTGCTAAATAGCACATAATTCCACAATCCGGGAATATTTCTGTGTTCATGTCTCCACGGTTTACCGGGCATTCGTTATTCCTTTCTTACAATAGTTTCTGCCTGCTCCTTGTACATCCTGCCCGCCATCTGCACCAGGTAATGCTGTAATGCTTCTGCAACGCTGATTCGGTGCTTTACACAGTATCTGTCAACATACCGCTTAAAGTCCGCATTCTGCTCGTACAGGGCGGTGTAATCAATGGGTTCCATCTGCATCACACTCCTTTCGGTTTTTCGCACCGCTCAAATTCGATAACCCACACCCACGGATTAGCATCCCAACCATAACGGTCAAGATCGGATTTCTTGATGGTGGAGTTCCAAAGTTTATGAAATCCATCGACCATATTAGGGTCTCCACCACTGTCTGGGTCTGAAAACGTTGGATGCCATCCGTTGTTTTCGTAACATACTTCATCCCACGGGTCTGTTCCCTCCATGCATGCTTGTTCCTCTGTAATATCCTGCAACCGCTCCACTCTCACATCCGTAACCTTAAGCCAGATACGCGCTGCTTCTTTTGGCATATGGATGGACGGACGCCATTTTCCACGCCACCCTTCCGGTCGCAGATCTCCATCTGCCCGGTAATAATATACACAATGCCCGCGCATATGACCGGCTTCATTGACTGGAAGCGCACACCATGTTTCGCGAACATACAGAATATCTCCCGGTGCATACCCATACGGCGGCTTAACGTATTGAATAGAGCCACCACATTCATTAGTGCCAAATCCAAAGCATCCTACCTCTTTCTTTTCTGTACTGTCGGTAACAAAACCGAGTGGGAATTTTTGCTTTTCATCTGGTTGAGGCTTTACTAACCTCCGAGTGCAACTCTTCCTTCCGTCCAGAATCGCCCGAACCATTTCTGTATTGAATAAAATCGGTTTAATTGCCATATACTCCACCGCCTTTCACAATTTGGATTGCCTTACTAATAAGGCATACCGTGCAGTCCGATGCTTTACACTCTTCTCCAAAACAATCTATGTTCACTGGTGATGTCATTATTTTTTCAACTTCTTCCAACTGTTCCACAACCTTTTCCGGGTCGTATATCTTACTCTCTGCAAATGCCTTTTCCATCATCTCTGCGGTTTCAAACTCATAGTTACCACAGCAGGTACCCATATCCGCAAGACATCGCTGGAAGAACTCTGCGAATCGGTCTTTGTTATAGTCCACTTCAAATGCCTTTGGAATATCAATTAGTATTTTCATCGTTCGCCCTCCTGTTCCATGCTTCTATGGCTCTTTTCTTACATTCCTCGATATTCTCCATAGTGTCATCCTCTTTGTTTGTGTCCGGGCAAAATCCCTCTGTCCTTGCACCGCATTTACATGCGCACCAAATGGTAAAACTGTAAGATTTTGTAGCTGCTTTAATTTTTGCTTCCCCGCCGCAGAACGGGCATTGTTTCAGTTCTTCACTCATTATTCACACCCCTTTTCTTTCAACGCATTGTATAAGCGCAAGTATATTTCAAAATCATTTGGGTTCATTTTGTCCGAAAGAAAATCCAAGAAATCCTTATTTCGCAAGCATTCTTCCAGTGTGCCGATCTGGCGGTACTGCTGCACTTGTTCAATAGCTGTTCTTACCGCCCAATTCTCGTCAACATCAAAGTTTTCTATATATCCCCAATTAGATTTTTCCTGTGCGATTATTTTTTTCAATGCGCTTTCGAGCGCTTCACTCTCCGTCATGACTTTCCTCCATTTCTGCCAGTTTGGCTTCGGCTTCCGCTTCTGTGAGAAATACCGTTTTACCAAAATCGCATTCTCTAAAATATGCTTCTATAAAATGATTTGTTACCTTAGCGTAAATTCTATATTGTTCTCCGCTTTCATAAAATGATACACTAGAAACATAAGCTTCATAGACTTCGTCTTTCATGTTCTCATCATATTCAATATCATCAAACACATTAAATGGAGAAGTGACTACATAAACTGTATCTCCCACCTTACACGGCAACCGCAGGAGCAATCCCTGCTCCTCAGCATCCTCATAATCTGCCAATTTCTGTAATACATTATGGCGGTTATTTTCCAATTTAACAGGTTCTCCGCTAGGTGTAGCATATATCCCTGTTCCGTTAGCACTTCTTCTTGTCAGTCTCTCCATCCTTGCTCCTTTCCTTGATCCTCGGTCTCTCTGCAAATTGAGGATAACTACATTCATATGGAATATGATTCCAGTGGTCAAAATGCTCCACGATAGAACTGTTTTGCATACTGTATAATTCATTCTCGCTATGAAATCCTCTGCTCACGATTTTGCACTCCTTTTCCCGTGTGTACTTGCACTTCTGTATACATTGCAAAGTTCTTTATAATATATTTCCTGTGCATGGATATGGTCATCCACACGGTCAAGTTCCGTCTCACACCACTTTGCAAATTCTTCTATGGACAATGGTGTCTCTGAAACATCGAATTTCTCTCTGTTGTCAATCACAAAACGCACCATGTCAACCGGGATGTGGTTCAAATCCGCAAGAATCTGAATCTGTTTGTCCTTGTCCTCTGCTTTTTCATAGTTCGCCAACAATTCATAACCTGTCATCTGCATTTATATCACCTCTTATCAAGTTTGATTTCTTTGTCATAACAGCTCTTCTTTGGATTTCCCTCTACTGGGGAAACCATCTTTTTAGGATCTGTAGTGTATGATCCGTTTAGTTTCACACCTATTTTGCTTTTTTCATCCACATAGCACGATGGCTTGTAACGATCCGGTGGAATGTAGTTGTGAATGCGCCAGTGCTTTACAAGTACAACACAGCTATCAAAAGATAACAGGAATCTGTTGTCTATCAGCACTTTCAAATCATCATCTGAAGCACCGCACATCCTTATAATTTTCCGCTGATTGTTTACAAATCCGTCATCATCAGCGTTCATGCAGATATGGAAATAAAGCATTTGAGCCGTAGCAGGAATATCCAAAAAAGCATCACTCTCAATTATTTTTGAACTGAACATTCGTTTTTCTGCCATTTAGAACTCCTTACTCAAAAATAGGCTTCTCTATATAGATTCCGGTGTTTTCCACCAGTTCTTTCCACAAGTCCATGAAATCTTTTCCATTGCATTTGTCTCCTGCTTTGTCCATATGGTCTGAAAACTTATCCTTGAAATTCGTAAGTTTCTTTTTACCAAAACCATCTTCCATAAGAATTACCATTCCATATAGGATGTACCTGGTGGACAACTCATTTATAAAGTTGTTACATCTGACCTGTTCACGAATGCAATTCTGCGCTACAACCGACTTGTAATGTGGATAATCAGCTTCTGTAAATTCCTTGTACTCAATCGTCCAGTCAGCAAAGTCGTTAAGTCTATTCTGTAACTCCGTATAAGGCTCATTCTCGTACTTTTCGTTGTACTCGGTGAATTTACCACAGAAGTCGGAAAGCTTCGTCTGTGAGTACTTGTAGTCTTTCCAAAGGGTATAACAGAACAGTGTCAGTATCCCAGTGAATGGACTTCTTTCTGCTGATTGTCTCAAAAGTTCTGTCTGCCGCATGATTTTCAAAATTTCCTGCGGATTGTCATATCGTTTTGGCATTTTATGTATCACCTCCAAGTTCTGTGATGCTTGAACTCTACAAAGAAAATTTCATTTTATCAAATTTTTCAATTTGTTTTTTTAATGATTCAATTTTCTTTATTCTCATTACTTCTGCCCTTAAAACTGCGTCTTCCTTCTTTTTGTGCCAATCATTTCCGTGAAAAGTTCCATATTTTTTAGAACTTATCATATCTTCGGAAATATTTGAACAAATCTCTGCATCGTCAGTTTCTATGATTCCAGTACTAAGTGCATATCTTGTAATATATACTTTCATATTATTCACCGTCCTTTTCTCCATGTAGAAGTTCCATGAACTTCGCAAACTGCTTCTGTGATATGGAATTGTTCTGTTTCTCCGGCTTAAGGCTGATAACCAAATGTTTGTCGGCTATGTTCGCCAGTTCCCTTGCAAGGTTGATTCTGCCTTGCTGGATGCCGTCACGGTAGCCTTTTCCAGGTCGGTACTCTGCAATCTGCTTCTTTCCATCACCTTGACCACCGGCTGTCTTGTTGCGAAGCTGATAACCACCGTCAGCATACTTTTTTATCCAGTATTGTTCCCACTTATCTAACTCTTCAGCCGGATAATGCATAAAACTTATTTTCCAACCGTAGATGTTGTCTGTGGAATACAGACCATGACTTTTGATTGACAGGTCTATGTGCTGATAGCCTTTAAGGTGTCCGGCAAGCCTTGAAAGCAGATTGACCGCTTGCCCGATATAGGCATATCGAAAACCGTCCTCGTCTGTCCGTGTCAGAAAATAGATTCCACTTCCATCGTCCACATGTGGATTGATTGCTAGTATGCGTTCACGATTCTTTCTCTCTATGGATTTTGCCCTTGCTACATTCTTCCAATCAGCCAACCATTTCACCGCCTTTCAAATGGAATCAAATATCCGTCCGGCAAAGCATTTATAATATTTCTCAATGCCCCATATCCTGTCTTTTGCATATTGACTAAAGAATTGTTTTGACAGGTATTCAGTTCGGATATGTTTGAATCAATGCTCTGCATTATTTCACTTCTTAATTGTGGTGTAAGTGGTCTATAAAATGTGTCAGCCATTCGCACCACCATTTCTGTACTTTTCCAGTTCTGCAATCATTTCTTTTCTGCCGATGTCTGCGCTCTCATACCACTCTACCGCATGGAAAACACCGTTAAGATTCTCACTCAAAACCTCAATTCTGATACTTGCCGACTGGATATACTCAATCAACCGCTGTGTATCTCGTGCTATGTCCTCGTAACCGTATTCCTGTAAGTGCTGAACCATGCTTTCAAGTTCGGAGATACCTGACGGCTCCATCAACTCCGGCACATCTTTGTAGCACAAATAACCAAAACTTCCACCACTCATACGCATTTCTCCTTTTCATACTTCACCGCCTTGCTATAAAATGTTTTTGCACACATACCGCAATTCTTAGAAGCTTCTTCTATTGAAATCTCCGCACTTCTCCAACTTTCACGCATCTGATTAAAATTTTCCGGCAACGGGATTGATGGTCTGCCAAATCTCACGCCCCTTGCTTTTGCCGCCGCAATTCCCTCTGCCTGTCTCTGCCTGATATTGGTTCTCTCATTCTCTGCCACAAAGGAAAGCACCTGCAATACAATGTCACTTAGGAATGTACCCATAAGGTCTTTCCCTCGTCTTGTATCAAGCAACGGCATATCCAGCACTACAATATCAGCTTCACGGAAACGTGTTATTCTTCTCCATTCCTGAATGATTTCGTCATAATTTCTTCCCATCCGGTCAATGCTTTTTATGTACAATACGTCTCCCTTTTTCAGCTTGCGGTACAAGGTTTTATATCTTGGTCTATTGAAATCCTTTCCGGACTGCTTATCCATGTAGATATTGCTGTCATCTATTCCTTGCTCGTGAAGTGCATCAAGTTGTCTGGCTTCGTTCTGTTCTTTGGAAGATACTCTTATGTAGCCATATTCACTCAAAACGGACACTCCTTTCCATTCCTCAAAATCCATTCCTTACCGCCCTGTGCAACGTCCACATGAGCCATAGGAGCAATCTTTTTGACCTCTGCGACACATTCACTGGGTTCTGCATTATCTCGGCTTAAATGGCACAATATGACGTTTTGCAAGCTATCTGTTTTGTTAGCCATCACAAAATCTTTCACAGTTCCAAGTTCCATGTGACCACGAAAAACGTGATTCCTTTTCGCAACATTTTCATCATCAATGTACTTTTTCTGATAGTTACATGAGATTAAAATGTGGTTTACATCTGCAAATCTCCACTTGCAAAACTCCGTGTCGGTAATGTACAGAAGTTTCCCCATTTCCGGGTGGGTTATCAGAAATCCATAACAAGGGCATTCCGTACCGTCTGCGTTCGTGTGCGTCCATTTGCCGTCCAGTGTTGTCAGGTCAAATCCCTGTATTCTCCACTCACTTTTTCCGATTGCAATAGGTTCAAGGCTTTCATATGGCTTAAATACTGGTATTCCCATGTGTTCAAGGTCTGATACTGATAATGAGTGATCTTTGTGCGTATGGGTGCATATCGCACCCACAACGCACTTAATATCCCAGTTAAGACCACGTTTTATGTCCATGATAGGAAGTCCTGCATCCAGTAAAAGTGTTTCACCGTTATCTGCTGCCAGTGCATAACAGTTACCGGAAGAACCGGAGCCTAAACATTTTAGCTTCATGTTTCTACCTCAATTTCGTCATCGTTCGGAAACTGAAAACAGCCATATATATTAACAGAAGCTCCAACGTATTTTTTGTAATGTTCTCCAAGCATTTCCATAGCTTTCTTTGCCTTTTCTTCTGTGGAATATTTAGCAATAACCATATCACTACAAAGTTGTTCTACACCTGTGAGGTTCTTATTCAGAAAGTAAATTTCACAGTTAAATCTCTGAATAATCACCTGTTCATAAGGAATGTCTAATGTTCCGTCCTGCGATATAATTCTCATGGCAACCTCCTACTTAAAGCAATCCGGTGTTTCTGCGCTGGCAATGGTCTGTTCCGTGCTGTCCGTGGTGACTTCCTCAAAAGTTGCATCGGGAAAATCAACAGAATTTGCGTTTGCCTGAATTTCCTCTGCAGCAACTTTTTCTACATCAAGTTTCACATCGGAAACATCAGGAAATTCTTCCTGCGCATACAAACCTTGGAATTTATCCGGAAAAGCTTCTCTTAATGCCTGTACAACAGCAACTTTTCTTATCATTGTTGCAGGCTTTTTAGACCATTGACCGTTGATTGTTCCATCTTTTTTTCTTCCAACATATTCATCGAAAGATACTGACTGGTACTCCGGTGTCTCTCTTCCTTTGATAAACACTTTAGCCCAACCTCCTACAATAGATTCGTCCTTAAGGACAAAAGATCCTTCTCTTTCTTCAACGGAACCATCTTTCTTCTGAACAATAATTCCTGCTTTTTTTCCTGCATAATTCGGATTTGCATCGGCTCTTTTTGTAAAAACATCTTTTCCGGTAACAATCGTAGCAGGATCATTGTTTCCAAACTTAATGAGGTATGCTTCTTTCAAAAAAGGATTAAGATGCTGATATCTGCAAAGAGACAAAAACATCATTACTTCCTGATCCGATACGTTTCCACCACCGCTTACAAGGTACTTTCTTACCGTTGTTGGGGAAATTTTTACAATTTCCCCATTTGATTCGTATTCCACAATTCCTGTGTTTTCCTGTTTCTTTTCGTCTGCCATGCTGCTACCTACCTTTCTATTTTCTTAATCCCTTTAATGTTAATGATGAATACCTGTGTTGTCTTGGGATTCTGAATCAGTGCAAGAGGTTTACATTCGCCGTGCACGTCATCATGATTTGCAATGTTCAAAACCTTTGCAACCATCCCGTCTTCAACAGAAACTCCCTTAACATAATTTTGCCTATAACTTCCAAGTCCACTCCATGCATCGTATGTTGAATAGCAATTACCACTATGTGTTACCTCTACCATGTCACCGACATGGATTTCGCTGTCATCCTCTTTCTGCGCTTTCTCTTCCAGTTTGTAGTTTTCAAGGACAACGTACTCTCTGTGCCATAAACCAACATTTTCCTCAGATTTTTTGCAAATACATCCTAATTCCGTAACGCAATTTACTTTGAAAATATCTCCGTTTTTATAAGGAATCAAACAAGGCATCGCATAAACAATCTTGACGTACTCACCAACTTTAGCTTTTCTTTTCACCTCACGGACACCATCATCAGGCTTTGCATCTTCGCCCATCAGCCGATTAAAAGCCAACTTTGCACCAGTACGGAAATCAAATTCATCAGCCGGGTTGCATTTTGCTTCTGCTTTCTCGCCAGTGGATTTGTCCAGTGCAACTACTTTGTTGTCGTTGCGGTAGATGACAATGGTTTCATTCTGACGTTTCACTAAATCAAGCGCATCTTCTGCGCAATTCCATCCGTACCCATCTTTGGCGAATCCTTTGCAATCATGACCGCCTACAAATTTGTCAAACTCAACCGAATAGTAATTATCCGTCAAGAGTTTTTTGACTGTTCCGCATTCCCCCACAGTTCTTATATTGAGTGTAGCAGTATTCTTTTTTACTTTTACTCTGTCTCCAACCTTAAATTTACGTTTTTTCATGCTATTCTTCCTCGCTTTCCGGCTTAATCATAAATCCTCCCTGATGCACTGTCACATCAGCCTTGTAAATCTCTTTGATGCTTCTAGGCATCACATGGAATGTCACATCCGTATCAGCAATCTTGCCTTTGAATTTCAAGGCTCCACGGTCTGAAAGTCCCAGGTACACACCCACGCAACACTTGTCATCAAAATTGAATATCACTGTGTCACCGGCATTAATTGTTTCTCCGCTTGTTGTCAGAACAGAAATGACTGTCTCTTTCTTAATCTTCATTTTCCACCTCCACAAGTTCACCATTTTCCAATCTGTACCATGTATCCGGCTTCACTTTTTCACCGTCTACCCGAAACATCTTCGCAACGACAAACTCCCACGCTTCCTGCTCTGATCTGTCGTATCTATCATCATCTTCTTTGCCGATGTATTTCCACTCTGCAAGTACAATATGAGAACCAAGAACACCCATTGCTTTTCCTTTGTATCCCCATGCAACCGCAACACTCTCGGAATCATTGGCAGAGGATGCACCTTTGTAACCTGTCGCAGAGGATGCACCGCAGTTACCTGTCGCAGAGGATGCACCGTAGTCACCTGTCGCAGAGGATGCACCGTAGTCACCTGTCGCAGAGGATGCACCGTAGTCTTCATCACTTCCAGCTTCTTTTTTAACTCTACTCATAGTAAAATCAATGGCTGCCTTTACCAGCCCGGAAATATCCAATCTCGCACCAATCTTTATTTTTGTAGATGCAACCTTGGAATCATCTTCACCTCTGTCAAATTCACCGCTCTGCTCCACTTCATGGTAAACAGATTCGTTCGGAGAATAATAACCAAGGCAATCCAGAGGATATTCACAAGCATGGAATCCGCTGTGACAGGCATCTGCTGTCTCCTCTTTGTACTCCTTGCCCTCTTCGTACTGAAATCCACGGCAAGTCATGTCCTTGTTGAACCCTTTGTAACTCTTAATTACTTTTTCCATTCTTCGCTTCCTCCACTTTCAAAACCGCATCATCACTTCTGCGGAACATAATCAACTGGCTGTCAACATCAGGAATCTTCCAAGGGTCAAGGCTCTCTGTATCGTCTGTCATAATCGGCAACTCCACACCGCACTTCTTCTGAAACGCTCTGCAAATGTCGATTTCTGTCAGAATCTTTGCACCGTGGTTCATGTTCCGGCTGTAAGGTTCTCCCTTGTAGATAAAGTCGCAACATTCCTCGGTATCACCGTTCACAAGCGGTCTGAACATCTTAACGTGGCAGAACTCCAAATACTCGTTCACATCAGATTCCAGCAGTTCATTCTTTTTCCGGCTAAACCTTTTCAGCAAATCAAGTTGTGCCTGCACATCTGTAATCTTCTGTGCAATATCTTTTCTCTCCTGTTCCAGCTCTGCGATCCGCTTATCAACACTCTCGTTAATGCTTACACTCGCCAAAGACTTATTAACCACAAAAATATCATTGCGTATCTGCTCTTCATCACCTTTTAACTGGATTCTGAGAAGATTCATGTCAGTGAATTTGTGCATGGAAGCTTCTTTCTCTGCAATCTGTGACTGGACAAATTTGTATTCTTCTGTGTTGGAAATATCCACGCTTGCCGGAATGGAATTTAAGGCATTATCAGCAATGGCAATCTCTTTTTCCAACCGCTCCACTTCATCCTCGGTCTTTTTCAGTTCCTCACGCTTATTCTCCAGTTCTGCCTGATCCGCTTTGATATGGTCAGCACAGGAAGAACCTTCTTTGGTAATCAGTTCCAATTCATGTGCCTTATGCGTATCAAACTCCGTTCTTAACTGCTCTTTCTTCTCTTCCGGATATTCCTGTCCACAGTAGGAGCAAATCAGAGAGTTTTCATCAAATTTAAGGCTTTTATTCAAATCCCAACTCTTCTTCAAATCCTGTCTCTTCTGTTCATACTGTGCGATACGCTTTTCCAGTGCAGTGATCTCTTCACGAATGGTATCTGCCTTAAGCAACTCTTTCTGATGCTCATTCTGAATCTGATTCAGTGTTGTGCGCTTCTCTCTTCTGTCCGCATCCAGTTTTTCATTTGCTTTCTGCTGTAATACACTCAACTGACCTTTTAACTCAATGATTCCATCAGACAGCTTATCGTAGGACTTCATGCTGTTCTGCGTATCTGTCTGCTGCTTAATGTTCTCTGACAGCTTATCCAGTAAAGCTTTCTTTTTCAGTTCCAGTTCCGCAAGGTCAATATCCACTCTCTGACGGCTTACCTCGTCAATACGGCTCGGAATTTCATCTAACAGATCCTGCAAGCCCTTGGTTCCATTTCTTCCCCTTGTGCCGTACAACTGCGTATTGCAACGCTTTTTCAGTTCATCAACTGTACCGTCATGCAGTACAGATTTTAGAGGTGAAAACTCCGGATACAGGTTGCAAATATCGTCATTGCTGTGCTGACCAAACATATCAGCAAGAATTGCTCTCTGATCCGTGCCACCTTTCAGCAGAAGTGTCATTGCATTGATGCAAAGTGAAAACTTATCTTTTCCGCATACACTCTCTTCCAAAAATGCTTCAAAATCTGCTGCCTTTTTGGGAATATCATTCACATAGTAATCCGTGACATTGCCGGTAAACTCGCCTTTCTTATTAAAGTTCTGACGGCATACTTTTTTCAAAACCTTGTCTGTACCGTCAATCTCCACGGTAACTTCTGCAGTAATATCTCCGTCAATGTCATTGCCGTCCTTATCGTGCGGTCTGATTCCGGTAATTTCTCTGCCGTTCTCGTCACGGCATCCAAAAATATACTGAATTGCTCTTTTAATCGTGGACTTTCCAGTTTCATTCACTCCTGAAATCTCTGTCCGGTCGTATAAATCAGTGTCCACTACGTTAGAACCATAGAATTTGCAGAAATTCTGCAAAAAGATGTGCTTAATCCTCATTTTTCCTATCCTCCCAAAGATATAAATACAGTGAATTAACAAACATATAGATTGAGACCGGCTTGTCTGTCTCGTTGATTTTCTTGTACAATTCTGTGGTTGTGTTTATCTTGTCAATAACCCACTTGATTGCCCGATACACGCTTTCCTTGGTTGTGCTGTGTTCCTCCCCAATAATTCGATAGATTTCAGACAGTCTTCTGTTTCTGTTCTCAAACATCAGCGTTTCAACCTCGATGATGTACTGGAATCCGGGTAAGTACTGTTTCATCCCCAGTTCTACCAAGATTTTTCTGATTTTCCTTTCCATTTCCTCATTCCTCCGGCTTTCAATCTTCTGTTACGTGAATCATGTTGTCCTCTCCGATATACAAGATTCCGGCATCTAATAGCCTAGCAATCAACATCTCGTTTGCACGGACGATAGGGATAATTTCTTTCTTCAACATGGAAATACTCCTTTCTTACCCATTTTTTCATTCCTGTCTCACGGTTCACCAGTCGGTAGTAAAATGATGTTTCACGGTCGATTTCCCACTCTTTAGGATTGAAAAAGAATCTTCCGATTACTCCTTTGACTGTAAACCGCCTTTTGGCACTCATACATCTTCCTCCGCAAGTTTGGCATACTTCCAATTTGAAACATTATCGTATCCGTCAGCAGAATAAGATGTACAACCGATGTCCCATGCAAAAACAATATTATTTTCGTATCTTGCGAAGTGTCTTTTTTCCCACTGTCCAGTTTCTGAATCTCTCACCAAAATTTTTGTATCAACAGGCACTTTAGACCAGTCAACAGCAGGATCTACATATTCCTGCTCTGACCATTCTTTAATTCTCTTTTCGCAAGAACACTTATCATCAGTTTTAGTTTTCGCAAATATGCAGTTATTGCATCCAATATCAGTGCATCTACATATGTTTCCTTTTTTGTCTACTGTAACCAAACCGCCGGCCAGTGCAATATCAAGAATCCGTTCCGCATACTTCTCTCTGTTCGTCATTTTCCGTTCATCCTTTCCAGTTCTGCGCTCCTGGTTAGAATCCAGTCTGCGTAGTCACTTAATTCTGTTTTAGTCGTTGCGTTCTTCTCACCGTGGTAAACAGCCAACACAATTCCAACATCTTCATACTTCTCAAACAGCTCTGCAAGATAGTCGGCTCCTACATGGATATTTCCGTCCGAATCGTAAATGTCTGTTACTCCCAACCGCTCCATGCGGTCTTTGTGCCATCTGTCAGAAATCTGCATCAGACCTTTGCAACCGCCACTTTCCACATCTGGTCTGCCGGAAGATTCTTTCTCGATCATTGCCATTAGCATTTCCGGGCAGATGCCGTATTCCTCACCGTACTTGACACATATCTCCTGTGCTTCTTCGGAGATAAAACTGCCTTTAGGCTGTGCAGTGGAAGTAAATGTGATGGAGAGTGCTATTATAATAGGAAGAAACAGCTTTATTGTTGTTCTCATATCACTGCTTACCTTTCTGTTAAAATTCTTCCATCTTGGAAAACATACAGACTTTTTACTTTGAAAAATTCTGATTCTTCTAATTCCAAATCATTACAGTATAAATAGTGCGCTCCAATTTTTTCATCGTTTTCTCCAAAAACATCATCTGTATAATACAAAACCATTGAAGAAAATTCTTTTATGTCATTTTCCGTAACTGGTCTGAGAAGAAGCTTTGATTCTTCCTCTTCATTTGCATGGTCAATGATTGCAATGTGTTGTCCATCTAAACAATCATCCATTAAGTAAACAGCAACATTTCGTTCATTGCTTTCAAACCATACAACGACTTCTGCATCGTCAGCGTTGGAATTCACATCCGAAACAGTAAGCCCTACCAAATCCCTTAAATCACTGCCGTGCAAGACTTTGTTCCCATATTTCAATCCTCTATCGTAATGTGCCCTTCTTACTTCTTTATTCACTGAAATATCTCCTTTCATCTAAGCACTTCTCTGCGCTTCTATTTTTCTTCTGATTGCATCAACACCTTTTTGATATACAAGTGTTTTTATAGATATGTGTTCTTCTCCGTTCTTGGTGTATTTCTGCTCTATTACACGGAACCATCCGCAATCAATGTATTTCTGATATGGTACATTCCATCTATCCAGGATTGCATTATCACGAAGAAATTCAAATAGGTTGTTACGTCCTAATCCTTTGATTCCCAGTACCTTCGAAACCTCATTCATGGAAATTGCAGTCTTGCTGTCTGCAACTGCATCAAAAAAATCTGCTTTCGGCTGCATTTGTTCAATGTGCTCTTGTTTCTGTGCAATGATTCTGTCTCTCTCGGCAATCTTGTTCTGCGCTACCATAAGTGCCTTTGCCAAAAGTTCATCGTCAGATAATGTTTCCTGTCCGGCTATGTATCCGCCGTTCTTCCTGATGGAAGGGATCACCTCGTCCATGACCCAGGATTCAAACTTCTCCGCCGCAGGCAATTTTGATCTCATAATGAGCCGGTATACATCACCCTCCGGTATAAAGAGAACATCTTGATTGCCACTTTTAGTGGGGATGTTCCATTTTAGAACCCCCTTGCAATGTGTCTGTACAGCCTTATGCGGTATTGCATATCCCAGTGCACTTGCAATGTCACTTCCAGCAAAATACGTCTTATTATTTTTTGTCACCGTCCGAATCTCTCCGAACTCTTCATTGTTAAATATCTGTAATTCTTCCATGTTTCTCCTTTCTAAATCATATTTTTCAATAAAGTTGTTGCTGTAGAAAGTGAATTTATAGCATTGCAAAGTGTATTTAGTTCTTTCCTTTTTCTCTCTTTTTCTCTGCTGTCGTTCTCTGATTCATATTCCTTTGTTTTGTAAAATATCATGGAATATATTTCACAAATAGAATCTTGAAGTATGATAGGCTTGTCCCCGGTAATGCAAATATCTTTGTCTATTTTTATTATTCGCACGGCTTAACATCCTCCCATATATTATCAGTTCATCAGCGTATCAACTTTTACTTTCAGAACATCAGCGACAGCTTTGAGGTTTTCAGCAGTAGGCGAAGAATCATTCCATTTAGCAATAATCCCATTACTAAGTCCTGCTGTTTGTTCAACATATCTAATGCTCAATCCTCTTTTCTTACAAATGTCCTTAATGTTGTCGTAGCATTTCAATCTATCACTCCCTTTCTCTTGATTTAGGAATTTAGAGAAAAACTTGACAAAATTTAGAGAATGTTCTAATATAGTAACTGCCAAGAAACCACAGAGAACATTTTTAAATTTAGGCTTTCCTCTAAATCCTAAATTTATTATATAGAGTGTTCTCTATTTTGTCAAGCATATTTTTAGAGTATCATCTAAATTTTAGGAGGACACTATGACTACGGTAGAAAGAGTAAAATCTATATGTAAAGAAAGGGGAATAGCCATTTCTAAATTAGAGACTTCTTGCGGATTTAGTAATGGATATATAAGAAGTTTAAAAAAGGGAGTTATCCCGGATGACCGTATAGAAGTAATTGCGAATTTTTTAGGAGTTTCTATTGAATTTTTGTTGACCGGCAAAGAAGATGGAGAAAAATATTCAGCAAAATATGCTAGATTAGTTTCTTTTTTAAGAAACGATCCCAATATGGAAGATTTATTGATTAAGTACTACAATCTTTCGGAGCAAAAAAGAAGTACTGCATTTTCCGCATTTAAAATGATAATCGGAGGTGCGGAATGAAGAGAAAAATAAAAGATTCTAATGATTTTTTTGGCTATTTAATATCAATAAAAAATAAAGACAACAATGTTGTATTAGGTAGGATTTCAAAAGATTATGGTGATTCTGCCATAGATGATTTTATTGATTACATAAATGAACTAGAAGAAATGAAATATATAAAAATAAATTCATTAGAAGACATACATATAGTAAAAAGTAAAGAGCATAATTACATAAGTCCTTTTAAAAAAATTATTGATTATATAGGTCCAAAACTTGTTTACGTTTTAGTGTACTTTATGGGATTATGCTCTCCAATATTTACAGAATATTTAAAGAAAATATTAGGTCTATCTTAAGAAATAATTTGTTAATAATCCTAAAAAGTAAATCAAAATTATTAACGCCCAATTTATTTTTTTTCGATTTTTCATTTTTCCCCCTCTATATCAGAGACAATGACATAGACATATTTCAATATGTCATTGTCTTCTATTCCAGATAGTATCCTTGCAATTTCCTCTCTGTAAAATTCATTGCTTTCGTTCACTGTAACCTTCTCCCCTCTCCTCGTGTTTCTCCTCACGAACTAAAGTAGCGATACATCAAATTATAGAACATATGTTCTTAACAATCAATATATATTTGACGCACGTTTTTTATTGTTGTAAAATATCAACAAAAAGAGGACGGTGAAAACGCCAATAAACACCGCCCTCGCCAGAACTTGATGTCCCTCGTTTCAAGGGATGTTACAAGTGTATCATGTGAAAGGGGGACAATAAACATGATGAAAAAAGACCGAATCAAAGAAATATCGACACATCTATCAGTCAACCGTGCAAATTATATGTTAAGTTTTCGTGGGAATCTCCACGAATTTCTTAATGAGCCGGACATGACGGTGTACAAGCTTGCAGATGAAGCTAATTTGCCTTATTCTACGCTTAATTCACTACTGTACGGTAATTCTAACGACACAAAGCTATCGACCGCTGTTGCGCTTGCTAGAGCCTTTGGAATCAGCGTAGATGAACTGGTAGGCTGTGGTACTATGGAAGATAAAATGTTAGAATCTGTCAAGATATGCCGCAGTCTGCCGGAACACTCTCTGTACCTTATTCGTTACTTCATCCGTCACCAAGATAAAATCTATTCCAGTCTCGAAAAATCGCACAAGTATATTTCTGTCCTTAATCCACAACTTATGAATGGAATTATCGCAACCACAAATGCTGTAGAACCTATTTGCATAGACAACTTACCGGAAGATATAAAATCCAAGACTTATATCGGTTTGAAAATTCCCTGTGACTACTATATGCCGTTTTATCTTCCAGGGGAAATTATTCTCCTTTCCGCAGATCGTGAACCACAAGACGGTGAACGATGTATTGTAACAAGTAATGGTGGGATACAAATTGTCGTGAAAACCCATATAATTGAAGATGGTGTAAGAAAATGGAGATATGTTCCGCTCATGTCTCCGAATAGTATACTTCCGGAGCACATAATTGATGACATGATAGGATATGTGGTTGGTTTCGTCAACAATGACGGTGACTGGGGAATCAGATAAAGAGATTAAGAGCATGGCTTTTACACCATGCTCTTTTTGATTGATTTATTTTTATTGCTAATCTGCATACATCAGTTATCATTACTTCTGTAAATGGCAAGTTAGATTTGTCATCATCTGAATTATTAACAACAATAACGTTGCAGAAAGAACAGAGGTATAATATTAATTTCACTCCATATAAAAAAATATTAATAAGATTTACAGCGGGACACATTGAAGACATTATAATTGATATGTCTGTTGTAAAAGTCGTTGGACAAATATGGTTTAGAAGATATTACAATAATGCTGCTGGATCAGATTATTATTATACTATTGGTGGATATGTGGTAAATGAATCTATATATATTCAAACATGCGCATCTTCCGGTTGGACTTTTTCTGATATTAAGATATATGGATTAAAGTAATTATTTAATATACTCAACTATTATATATGCCGTACCGCTTCCAACCTTGTTATTAAGATAGATATTTTTTTCAGATTGGTAGTAGTATGCATATATTGATAATCCAGTTTCCCATGTACAATGAATGGGAATTGTTCTGTTTTCGTTAGTCTCTATAGTACCTTTGATATCTATAACACGAGATGCGGTAGGAAGCGATAATGCAGCAATATTAGTATTAATATTTGATGTGACTTGCTTAACAACTCGATATATCTTTCTACCATCAATCCATTTACCGCATATTGTTTCTTCCGTTGAATAAGTTAAATTGCCATTTACATCACTAATTGCCCCCGTGACAGTGCCGTTTCCGATTGATGAAATATCAGTATTTCCTATGAGAGAAATTAATGTTTTTACGTTCTTTATCGCAAGGCTAACCTTGCCGATAATTCCGCTGAGTTTTTCACCTGTAGTCGGCTGTGCCAGTTCTGTAGGCTCTGTGAATGTTACGGTTGTGTTGGAAGCATCACCCGTCTTTTTTAGATAATCAGTCAAGTCAATGTTGGCTAATTTTTGGTCGGTAGTAATCTTGTCATAGTAATTAGTTAAATTGTCAACATCTTTGGTGATGTATCCAACATCATTTTCTAATTCGCTGACTTTTGTAGGTATACCTCCTGTTTGCTGTTTTGCCTGCTCCATATAATACTTTGCGTTATCTGTATCTTCTCCTTCTCTTGTTCCGGTTCCACCTATGGCATAAGATTCAGCCAATACAGATTTTGCATTTGCGGATTGCGCATAAGCAGATGCATTTGCGGATTCTACTCTAATATCTGCTAAATAATTAGGCTGTAGCATAGCATCTGTTACTGATCCTGTTTTGATTGAAAAAGAATAAGTCTTATTCTTTCCAGTACCAGTCACGGATACAGCTATGGTTGCAGAATCTTCAAATGTCAACACCGGAATCATAGAACCAATATCAGCCTTAAACTGTGTTCCATCTTCTGTAGTCATGGTAATGATTCCGTCATCAGACATGGAAAAGCCAACAGGTATTTTTTCAATATTAAGGTCAAAAATAATTTTTTCACCGTTGTATTTTGTAATAGTAATAACACCGGTTGTTTCATCCATAGTCCAATCAGCAATGTTTCCGTTTATTGCAGACTTGTCTACTTTTAAGGCATCCTGTGATATGATACGGTTGTCCAACGCATCAATAGCAGAATCCATCTGATTAAGATGGTATGCATCTAAATCCGTGTTCTCACTGGGATAATCTTCCCAGTTAATTCTGGTATAAACCTTATTTAGTGCCATCTGCAGAAACCTCGCTTTCTTTTTCTTTATTTCTTTCTTCCAACTCTACATTGATTTGATTGTCTGCGGCTCTGTTAATTTGCCCGGCAATATCATTCACAATTAGCCGCTTAATCTCCATCGGTAGACCACATTCGTTAAAAAGATTTATGATTGACTGTTCAAATTCTCTAATTTCTAAACTATTCATGCTGCTTCTCCTATCCTATCAATCCATACGCTTGCAATGCTGTTATAAGGTCATTTACTTTGTTTGCAACCGTAGAAGCTGCTGTTGTACTGGTAGACGATATTTTGCTTACAGTTTTCTTGGTAGAACCTTGTATTCCAAAAAAACCTAAATATCCAAGCGATTTCCCTACACTTATTCCACCAGTAGATGTTATATTCAAAGCAGGGGCATTAATTGATAGTCCGTTAACATCTATATTAAGATTTCCATTGATTTTGTGTGTGTGCCCTATTGCAAGTTCAGTATCACCGGATATTTTTACATTGTTTCCTATGCTAATAGTACCGCTTGTGACACTTTGCGTATTTATGTTATCAACATACAAATTCTTAGCTTTCAAACTTCCAGTAGTTGTAATTCCGCTTGCTGTAAGAATAGTCGAATCAGAACTACGACTTGCTCTTATTCCTGCTCCGTCCATACCCAACGTGTAATTGCTGTAATTCAACACAATGGTACTGTAATTTTGAGCCGCAGATTGTAAATTAATCGTTCCACCTTGGATATCAATACTTTTTGCTGTGACTTTTCCATCCGCAGAAATGGAAAAATTTGTGGAATCAAGTACAAATCTGTTGCCGGAAATACTTACCTGTCCGCTCTCAATGCTTAACTGTGCACTGACATCACCTTTGGAAACTTTCAACTTGATTTGGTCGGCTTGAACAGAAATTGCCGCCGCCAGATCTGTTTCTACTCCTTGCGCACGGGTTGATTCAAGTTCAATCTTTCCAGCTGTCTGTGTAATCTTTGTATCCAGTCCGCTTTCTACATCTTTAATCTCAGATCGTGTTTCCTCAACAGTACGTTCTAACTCATTTGTTTTTCCACGGAGTTGAATTATACTTTTGTTAATTCCATTTACCTGTTCACTGTACTTTGGAGATTTTCCGCTTGCTGATATGGTGTCTGTCGGTTGCTGGATTCCTTTGTATGTTCTACTCAACACATAGCTTTCTATGATTTCTTTAGCCGTATATACATTGACTGCTTCTCCAAGGCTCAAACAAGGATTTCCTATTTTTTCACAGTTATAAGGTCTATATTTTACAACTTTAATAACCTCATACAGATTTCTTGCAACCGTTTCTAGGTCATCTGCACTCATTCCATAAACAAGGAAATTATCTTGCAAAATATAACTGTTGTCGTTCTCGGTAATCTCTGTATCCGGGTAAACTGCACCAATATCATTTTCTGATTTTCTTATCTGCACTTTTGTAACTTTTTGGCAGGCAAAATCTTCATATTTAACTGATTTGTATTTTCCACCAGTAACCTTTTCTTTTTCAGAACCTTTTCTAGGGTATAATCCTTTCTGTGGATATAATCCTTTCTTTGGATATAATCCGGATATTATTGCTTTAAGGAAAACATATTCAAATTTTCCATCATGGTTAATGTGGCCAAAGCATCCGTTTATTGAGCAGATTGCTTCCATTACCGTCTGGCCAGACAGTTCATTTGGTTTGATTGTTTCTGCCACTTCCATGCTGTCATTAGGTAATGTGGTTGCTACTTGCTCAACACCAAAATATGAAAAAAAGCTGTCTCTGAACTGCTTTAAGGTCAGAGGAAACTTCAGTCCGTTATACCAGGAAGATACTTCCGATTCTCCAATGTCGTATATGGCATCATAAGCAGTCACATTCCTGTAACGCTTATCATCTGTTGGTTTATCGGAAACGACACGGTATTTGCCGAAAATAAACGGTGTGTCAGTATGTCCATTAATCACAGCTGAAACATTTATCTGTTTCCCAATCATGCTTGTGAACACGTTGGAAATTTTGAATTTTAACTGTGATGCATTGCACTGTCCAAATGTAAGGTAATCATCATCACATAGTATTTCTTTTAATTCAAACTGCTCAAAATGGATTTCGCTGTTGGTGATTTTTACAGACTTGTCCTCTGTTTCAATCGTGATTTCCTTTTTGGATGCACTTTTATCAAACAAATCCGCATAGGTATAGTTACTCATTCGCTACACCTCCGACAAATGAAAATTCTATCTGATTGTATTTAATCTCTCCGTCATAAGTTCCGTAGATTGTAGGCTTTATATCAGCCATATATCCGTATTGTGTGACGTATTTACCTAAAAATGGAATATATGCCGTAATGTTGCATCCCTGTTCCGTTGCATCAATAAAGTTGCTTCGTATCCCGGACAGTAACTCTTGCAAATCGTCATCCGTCAGCATCGCAGGTGTGGAAAAATCAACACTTAATGCTTTTAGCTCCACAGCATTTCTATGTACGTATCCGTTAGCATCAGTCCACGGGTCTACATCCTGCATATTCACAGCTGGCTGATAACTTTCAGCGGCTATAAACCTTGACTGGTCAATCACATAATCTCCAATTTTTAAAAGCCATCCTTGATATGCTGACATACTCTCACCGCCTTATTGCATAAAGATAGACAGCACCCATTCAGAGTGCTGTCTGTGTTAAAATACATATACATTCTTGTGTTTTTGGTTAAATTGCTCTTGACCGTATTGTCTTGCGGCAATTCCAATTTGATCTGTTGTTATTCCAAACTCTTTTTCAAGGATTCCTTGCAGCAACTGATTTTGCTGTCTTAGAAGTGCCATTTCTTCCTGTGATGCCTTATAAATCGCATCCTTGATTCCAGTAATTTCCGCTCCACCAGCAACCGCTGTCTTGCCACCTACTGTTCCGGCAATCTCCGGTACACCGTTTTCTCCTGCCATGAACATAGTGTATCTGCTCGGAACGTAACCGCCTTTTTCAAATGTAGGTATTCTTCCAACACTAATGTGTTGTATATTATTCGGAACTGCGTCACCAATTTTAGGTATTAACCTTGCTGCAGACATCAAACCATTAATAAGGTCTATGGCATTGTTTATCATGGTTTCTATTCCACTTATTACAAGGTTCAAAGGAGCTATTGCAACATTAGCTGCTGTTTTAAATGCCGTTCTAAACGCCGTTGGAATGTTTTCAAGCAATTTATTCCATTTTGCTAGTCCAAACTGCTCTAAAATTTTTCCCCACCAATTTGAAAATCCTGTTTGGCTCCACCATGTTGTAAAAGAAATCCATTTTTCAGAAAGTGATGACTTTATAGTTTGACCCATTCCTTGCCACTTTTCCTTTGTGAACCAAGGAGATACATTTTCATTAAACCAGTTTCCAACAAGTGGTGCTATATTGATAAGTGCAGATGACAGACCAAAAGTATCTGACATATCTACTTTTGTATTTTTTATTTTATCAATTAGCCAATCAATTTTATCTCCAAAATCATCAAGAGTGCTATGTTTTGGAAGCAGCATTGTTCCTGTCAAAAATCTATACAAATCATTATCTGTTATATCTTTGTATAAATCATCCCACGCAGTTTTTAATGTAGTAAAATCAGTATTTTTTAATGTATCAAAAAAACCATTTTCACCAAACCACGTAAAATTGTCGTAATACTCTGCATCATCAGGGAATAACGCTTTGCCTAAAGATTTTCCGACATTAAAGCCAATCTCCCAAGTAACAGCAGCTATTGCAATTGTAGGAACTATTCCTATACTTGATCCTAGTACTTTGGCTGATAACTTATCCGATATTTTCCCCCATATGATATCTCCAACACCAGTAAATTTTAAAAGTCCTATTGCTGTGATAATCGTGGTTTCTATCGGTGCAGCATCAAAACTTCCTTTCCACAGGTCGATTGCCGCATCTATGGCAGTTTCTATGAAATTTCCGGCAGATGTAAATACAGCAGTCCAGTCAATACCAGCAAGAAACTGTCCTATGTTTTGCCCAATCTGATACCAGTCTACAGATGAAATAGCATCGGACATCCAGTTAAATATCCCTGTGACAATACCGGACAAATCTTGTCCTGCTTCAAAGAAATCACCATTGAAAAAATCCTTGAACAGCTTTTTCACAGGTTCAAGAAGTTTTTCTATCTTATCAGCCCAACCCATAGATGTATTCTGCATCTTGTCAAATGCTTCCTGCCATACTTTTTCGTACTCGGCAGTAGCATCCATGATTTCCTTAGTAAGGTCAATTCCTGCTCCACCAGCACCACTTCCGGAACCACTGGATTTTGGTGTGGAAATAACTTTCAATTTATCAAATGCTCTGATTCCGCTTTGAGCATTTTTTGCGCTTGTTCCCACTTTATCCAGTGCATCTGCCGTATCTTCCAACTCCTCGTTGTACCCGGATACACCTTGACCGAATGACGAAAAGTCAATCTTGATTCCCAGTAAATTTGCCACACTGACAAGCAGTCTCTTAATCGCAATTACGACACCGTTAATGACAGGAAGTACTTTCTGCAATACCGGAATAAACAACTGACCCAGTACCATGCCGGCTTCTTTTACGTTGTTGGTAAACTGACGAATCATGTTACTTGGAGAATTGATTGTATTCGCCAAGTCTCCCCATGACACCTTGGACTGATCTAAGATTGCCAGTAAACGCAACTGCTGTTTTTCTGCCTGTGACATTTCAGATACAGCCTTTTCAATGCCGTATTTGTAAGCATAAGTCTGTAATGTGGCATTTGTGATATCAATACCATACTTATACAGTGCTCTTGACTGACCGATTAAACCGGACTGTAAATTAGTTGCAACTGTACTGAAATCTACGTTAAACAGAGAGGAAATATCTCCGGCAAGCATTGTCATGGACTTTGAAATTGCCGTAGTGACTTCTCCTGTCTGCCCTAAAGAGTTGGTGATAGATGCAAGCTGTGAAGCGTACTGGGTAATCTCCTGTAAATTTAATCCCAGGTTCTTCATTCCGCTTTCAGAAATCAATCCACCGTCTACATCTACTTTCAGACCGGACATTTTACCAAGCAGTTCATTTACACGATTTCCGAAACTCTGCGCATAATCTTCTGCATTGTCGTAACCGTATTTTTCAAAGTCCTTGCCCCATTCCTTGCCGACTTTATTAAATGCTACTGTGTAGTAGTTAAATGCTTCGATATAGTCCGTAGTTCCCTCTATGGACTTCCACAGGCTTTTAATTCCACGGATCACAAGGAAATATGTTGCGTAGAATCTGCCGAAAGCCGCAGCAAGACTGAATGTGCTCTTCGTGGCTCTTCTTGCGCTTGCCGTATAGGTGTTCAGATTACGTCCTAAAGAGTTTGCCGCTCTGCCGGATGCCGCACCAGTAGATGCCAGTCCTGCCAGTGCATTTGTCATGCGGATAATGTTCTCACTTACGTTCGGTGCGGTAGACAGAGTAGTGAATAACTGCTTCAAATTCTTTGCCAGTAAAGGAATGTTCGTGATTGCTCTGCCGGATGCTACACCGCCAAGTTTTGAGATAGACGATGCAATGCTTGCAATATCCCCTATTCCATCTACTTTAGTTCCTGCCATGTCAGCAGAAAAAGTCTTCAGTGCAGAAGAAATTCTGCTTAATCCACTTGTATCTATTTTCCCCATTCTGTTAATGGAATTTGTCAGTGTGGAGATATTCTTAATGCCACTCATATTCATGGAATTTGCGGCATTTGCGATACTTTGTATGCTGTTGGAAATACTTGTCAGTTTAGATGTATCAATAGACAAGCTTTTCTGAAAATTCGTAAGGCTATTTGCAAGTTTATTCAGTGCGTTACTTGCGCTAGTTGCATCCGCTTTTATTTTAATCTGCAAAGAATCAATATCTGCCATACCGCACCGCCTTTACACATAAAAAGAACGGTAAGCTGTGACACCTACCGTTCCTAAAATCATTTCTTGAGATATTCTCTCGTAACCGCACCGCACTTGCAATCAACCGTGATTCCGACTTTCTTTTGGAATACTCCGATTGCCGTTGCTGTGTCTTTACCTAAAATTCCGTCAATGTTGCTCTTTCCTTTTGCATTCACTGCAGATAAGCAACCATGATGAATAAGTGAAAATTGCAACCACCGCACATCATCACCTCTCATACAAGGAAATGTTTTCTTCAACAGTCTTGTTGGCTCTGTGTAATGGTTGCTGTACGATTCTGTAGTGCCCTGTACGGCTTCTAATTCCTTGTACCATACATTCATGTCCACGTTTCCTACAATGCCGCCTACACGCCCTTTAGAAGTATACTGCCAGCCTACCATGTTCGGTACTTGCGGTTGATACTTCACATCACACTTTCCGTTATTCTTGCCGTACCGTGCGATCCACATAGGATAACTCACACCGCCATAAGGCTTAATGTATGTCTTATAAAAACTTTCACCAGTGTATACACCAAATGGCAATCCTGCGTCTGTGATAACCTTGCCGTAAGCATTGATAATGGAAATAATATTTTTGCCAAGACCTTTCATAACGGCATCTTCAACATCAAGATATACTGTCACTTTTCTGCCATTAAGAATAGTAAGCACTCTTCTTGCATCAGATCGTGATTTTGCAACCGTTGTAATATATCCGTATTCATATACTCCGTGCACATGGACATTATGCTCTTTACAACCTTTCCAGTTCTCTTCAAACTTCTTGTCCGGGTTCAAATCCTTACGGATGACCTTCAGAATAGCAAAATCAATACCGTTCTGTTTTACCGCCCACCAATTAATCGTCCCCTGGTATGAGGACACATCAATTCCTATTAAACTCATGTTTTTTCTCCTTTTTGGGATGTGATAATTCAAAATTAGCTTGCATTGCCATAAGTCCTGCGAGGAACGCTTTCCTTTGCTTCTGAATTTCTTTTTCATTATTAGCAATGTCCGCACGTTCTATAATAGGCTTGTCAATATACTTCGATTGTGCTTTTCGACCGTTTAGGCAATGGTCTACGGCAACAGATGTTGCTGCTAGTCCATATTCTCCCCACCACATCCACATTTCTCTGTCTCTCTGCTTCATTTCTAGCTTGTACGCTTCTGCATAAGGCTCTAAATCCGCAGGGCAGGAAGAATCTATATCTTTTACTGTAAATCCGTACCCTTTTGTGTATAAAAGCCACATGGGGCGCACTTCTTTACAGTATATTTCCCATGTTAGTTCTCTGACTTCTTCTCCGATTTCTTGGGGTTTTTCTCCTGCTCCTGTTTCAGGAGCTTTGCTAAAAAACCATTTTCAAGCAACTCTCCTTGCACATCAGCAAACAACTTCTGAATATCAGATTCATCAGAATCAAAATAATCATCAAGCATGGAGTAAACCTCGCTTAACTTTGTTTCTTTCTGCTCTTTGTTGTAAGGATCAAAACCATATTCATCAGAATGGAATTTCTGCAAACCAACAAGAATCAGTTCCGGCAATAACATGAGAATGTTATTTACGGATTCGATTCCATCTTCTTGTTTTTCGAGGTTTGCCAGTTTCTTAATGATGTTGTTCTTTACGGTTGCTTCGTAACCGAATTTAATGTTAAGTTTCTTTTCTCCAAATTTTACAGTCAACATAATTTATCCTTTCCCCAACCTTTTGTTGGAAAGGAGCCGCCCGAAGACGGCTCTCTTTTGCTAAATCAATGGCTCATCTACCGTTTCATTAAAGTCAGCCACGGCAGTGTTATTTGTTTCTGACTGACTTGCTATTCCCCCGTTGTTAGTTCAACGGTAGCGTCCAATCCCTTGTATTCCTCAATGGTAAGATTCATTTCAATCGTCAGAAGTTCATTCTGTCCGATTTCAGGCTGTGGAATCTGTTCAGGCGGCTGTGCAACAACGAAGAAAGATTTCTCTTCTCCGGGAATAACGGTTTCAAACCACATTCTTTTACCGCCAGTAAGAGCCTTATAAGCTGTAATAAGTGCAGTCCATTCAGCCACTGTTTCTGATGTAAAGTTGACTGTGACTGCAAAAGAACCGCCAGTATCTGCACGACCTTTTACATATCTAGTGATTGCATCTTCCAGTGCGGAAGCATCAATCTGCTCCGGTTCAATGTTAATGCCACCGATAGCATTTATTCTTGTAAGTTGTTTAAAACTCGTAGGTTTTGTTCCGGCTGTTGTCTCTGTACCATATCCGAAAGTAATGCCTAAAGTAGAAATTCCGGCTGCTGCCATGATAAATACCTCCTTAATTTTGCATAAAAAAATAGAGCCGTTTGGCTCTAATAGTTACAATGTATCGTCAGCACCAACAATTCGTCTGAATCGTGCTGTGCTTCTGTATGTGTTCTGTGAAGTATTGCTAAACTCCGGCATGGACGTTATCTGAAACCGCAAACGCTTGAAAAGTCCGGCAACCGTAGCCATGATAGCTTCAGCTTCTTCCTGGCTCTTGTTGGTTATCACATCCACCTGGTATGATGCTGTGATTCCATTAACAGAACGTGCTTCAAGGTCTTGTCCTGTCTCTGTGAACGGCATAGCATGAAAGTACACCGTAGGGAATGTTGGTTCTGACAAATCCTTGCTTTTGTCCGTTACATACGCTTTAGGATGGCTCTGCGGTATTTTCATTTTCAAGTATGATGCAATCTTGACTTTGAAATCTGATACCCATTGATATTCATTAACCGCCATTACCGAACACCTCCATTGCCACTTTCACTACATCTTTTTCAAGTTCAATACCTGTCAAGTACATGAATGGTCTGCTATCCATACCTTCGCACCAGTACACTTTTCCGTCATCACCTTTGTAGAACCAACCGTATTGACCATTTGTTAACTGAATGATGTTCGAACCACTTCCGTAGTTCCATTGAACACCTTCTGGCAACGGATATGGATATTCCTTTTTCCCACCAAGGCTTCCAAGTGTACCAAATTCCACAAAAACAGCGGATTCATCATCAGCAACGACCGCCCAGATTCCACCGCCTTTTATGTTCCCTATATGCTCTGTATGAATGCTTCGCATTAAATCACCAGTGAAGATAGCATCTAAACTTGTGACCTCTATCCTAGCCACTTCTACGCCCTTTTCAGCCAATTTTTCAGCCAGTAGCCTACATTTATAGGTCAAGCTGTTTTCGTAGTCTCTAAGAGCCTTAATAGCGTTCTGTATGGACTTGTCACTGAATAGATTTAGTTCAATCGTCTTCCCCATATCACTTTACCGTCTTTTGAAGCAAAAACAGGTCAACGGTAAGTCCTTCATCGGCTACACCTTTTACAACGTAGTCCGCTGTCTTATCGTCAACCAGTCCATCACTATCTCGCCCCACATCAGATTTCTTCCAAACAATGTCTCCTGCTTTAATCGGCAAATATCCCTTATCGGTCACAATTTGACAATAAGAACTAGAATCATCAATACCAAATTCCTTTACCAGTACTTCTGACAACTTATTGCTGATATTGGCAGAAAAAGGAACAGGGTCAGAAAATCCGATAGCTTCTCTCAAAACTACTGGAATCTTTTCACCGTCAACCTCGATGTACTTAATGTTTCCATTTTCGTCACGGTCGTAGATTGTGACTTTCTCACCCTGTTTGGAATACTTCATTTTTTGCTTATTTGCTTCAAGCATCTTTCTTCACCTGTTTGTAAATCTGATTTACTCCTGTGCTTGCCAAACCGGAAACAATGCCGACCGCAATAGCATTCAGTACATCATTTGCCGGAAAGTCGGGAATCACATACATTCCTACCACTCCGAGAATGCCACCGACAATGCCGACAACAACCGGAATGTAATTATCCTTAATAACCGGAATAAGCTTCGCTCCAATACCGGCAAGATAGCAGATAACCACGATTGCTACGCAAGTTCCTACTTGTGAAAAATCCATTATTCTTTACCTCCATTCTTCAATCTGATTTCTTTGATTTCCTCGTACATTTTGGTAGCCATTCCATTTCCGCCTAACGCATGATACGCATTGTACATCTCTACAAAATTCTCATACGCATAACTTGGAATTTCTCCCAACTTCATGTATTTATCGTGATACTCAATAAGTTGAACACGTAAAAGAAGCATTGTTCCCTTACTGTTTGCATCCCTGTCCTTCTTTTGTTGTTTAAGGAGCCAGACAATATATCCTAATAAAATAGGCAATACAATAGTGTATGTCTGTAATAAAAAATCTTTCATTTCATATCTCCTGTTACTTATTGTTGGCACACCGCCCACCACCCTTAAAGTGTGCCGCCTGCAACCTTATTACTGGAATCAGTAACATGGTCACGCACAATCTTCTTTTACAGCACTTTGGCAAATGGGAATACACCTACAAACAGACTGTCACGGTCTCTCCATGTTCTCGACACACCGTTTTCAGAGTAATTTGCCATGAAGTTTTCTCCAGCCTGTGAATGGTCATACACAACCACGTTCACAATTACGCTCTCAAACCGCTTCAAGTCCTCTGCAATCTTTTCATCCGTGTAGCTGTCCGGGTACATTCTCTTTGCCACAACGTCAGCTTTTGCTTGACTGATAAGTTGCTCAATCAGAGGGTTATCTTCAAGGTCATCAAACACGACCTCGGAGCTTTCAGAATCAATATGAAATTGTTTCAGACGAATTTTTACTTGCTCCAAGGTCGTATATTCTGCCATGTGTTACCTCTTAAAGTTCAAACTTTTCAATAAGAATCTTTTTCAACTCACCGCCAGTAGTTTCATCCGCATCAACAATCCCATGCTCTTTCGCAAGAGATTGTAGTTCTGCGGTACTCATGCGGTTAATCTCGCTTTTGGTATATTGCTTAAAATCAGAAGATCCCGAAGTTTTTCTCTCCGGGATCTCTTCTCCTGCCTTATACCATTTGCCGTTGAATTTGACTGTGTACTGTGCCTTCATAAGCACACCTCCTACGCTACCTTCATAACAACAACGCTGTCCATACCCTCAAAGGTAGGAAGTCCGATCATGGACACTACGCAGTGAGTATTGATAGGATGATTAGTAGCGTATGTGTAAACGGAAATACCAGTCTCAACAATAGACAGGTTTCCATCAGTAATACTTCCGCTTCTCTCTTCCGGAGTTCTGCCAAAGACATAATCACCAAGATATACACCGCCACTCTGAGCAGATACAACACCAGTAGGCACAAAATACTTTGTCTGTCCGTCTGCCGGATCAATGTACAACTTGTCATACACCTCGATCTCAATTCCGTATCCACGCAGATATTCAGTAACCTGAGACTGCTGTAAACGGATTCCACCATTGTAAGCAGTGATTCCGAGAACCTGCTTCTTGGTGTCCTCTGCTTTCAGAACCATTTCCCACGTCTCGGTGTTCATGGTAAATCTTGTCAGGGAATAACCAGTCTTCTTTGCGAAGTTTCTTCTGGTTTCAATCAGATCATCCAGCGGTGTTGCGGTTGCCGGAACGTTCCACTTATCACTCTCTCCGGAAATTTCTACGAAATGGTCTTTCTTATGCTCAACTCCTGCATCGGAAGTGTAATCAACATAAAAGCTCTTATCACCGATAGTGACTTGTACACGGGGAATGCCGTCTGCCGGTGCAAGCAACTGCCAGATTTGTCTCTCCGGAACAACTCTTGCTCCTTCAATTAGCATCATGGGCTTTTTACTGATTTCACGTAGAACATCATTTGCAAGGGAAGCATTCTCTGCATTCTGGTAATTTGCGTATTCTTGTTCTTCCTTTTCAGTTACCATGTAGGATTCACGGTAAAAAGGCATTTCGTTTTGAATGTCGGAGAATCCTCCAACATCTCTTAACTCTGCCTGTGCATCAAAATTAGATGCTTTCAGAGAAACAGGAAGACCGCTCTTTCCCTTAATAAATCTAAGGTCGAGACTATCCTGCTTTCTTGTGCCAAACTTTTGTCTGCCAAGGTAAGGCGCAGAACCTAAAGTTTTTTCATAGTTATTCCACATTACACCGAGACTTCTCGCTGTAAATGCTTCGCTTAATGGTAATGCCATAGTTAATACCTCCTTGAATTGTTGTTAATTACACTGCGGAAATTTGTGGTGCACCGTAAAAAGTGACTCTCGGTGTAGCTTTTCTAGCTTCATCAGAGATTGTCAAACTCTTTACTTTTTCCCAATCAATAGTTCCCTGGTATACATAGGTTCCGGGCGCATCTCCCATAGTCACATCCACATCTTCAAGCAGATAACCTACGCACTTTGCATCATTAGACGGATATGGTGTACCGGCAGGCACAACTTTTCTTCCGTCAGTTCCCGCGCTCACACCGCTCTGTTCTACGATGCACGCTGCTCCCTCATAAGGGAAAAACTTCAAAATACCTTTACTTTGTGTAAAGTCTCTGGTAATAGGCTTACCCATAATTTTTTACCTCCTATAAAACATAATGGTTTTTTGCTTCTTCGCTTGCAGATGCATTTCCGAATGTAATTTTTTCCGCATTCTCAACATCCGCAGTTTTACTTTCAGAACCGCCAGCACTTCCACCGCCAGGATTAGTAGATCCGTTTGCAATCTCTTGTTCCTTAGCCTGTGCCGCAGCGGTTTCTTTATCAGAGATAATTTTTCCGAGAACCTCAAAGTCAAAACTGCCATCATCTTTGACAACCTGTGCTGCTTGTTCAGCGGTGATTTTAAATTTATCAGCTGCACTTGTACGCTGGGTTGCTAAAATCTGTGCTTTTTCCAACTCTGCGATACGGTTGTTAGCTGTCTCCAAAGCCTTATTTGCTTTCTCAATCTCCGTAAGGTTTCCTGCTTCCATTTCGTCAATCTTACTCTGCAATTCATCAGCCTTATCAGCTTTAGCCTTGTATTCAGCCGCCTTATCTTTTTCTTTCTTTGTTTCCCCATTCACTTGATTCAGATAATTACTGATCTGTTCATCAGTAGGTTCTGAAACTCCGATTGCAATAAGATTTTGTTTTGCCTGTTCTCTTGTCATAACTTATCTCCTGTTCACTACGCTTATTAACGTGGGTTGCTCCACTTGTGATTTCTCCTATTTCACGCATAGGTGCATTTTTATAAAATAAAAACAGCTACCTATTTCTAGGCAATTGTTTTATTTTGCATTTGTTTTACAATTTCTTGTGCTTTTGCCATTTGCTCTTCCATGTTGATAATGTCAGCAGTTTTCCACAGAGCATCAAGGTAAGGTTTGGAAAGGTTGAAAGTCTTTTCACAATCTCCCCAAAGTCCAACCGTTTTGATTGCAATAAGAGGATGAATACCACACTGCAGAAGTTGCAGTAATGTCTGTGACTTGGTATACATATTATCTTGTGGACTGTGGTTGATTTGCACATCAAAATCTCTAAGAGTGATTTTCAGGTCTTCTTTCTTAATGCGTATAACATTCAGCGCAACCTTGGCCAGTCTCTTTTCTGCTGTCTTAACAACCGGATCCTTAAGTCTTGCTCTTGATTTTGAAAAATCCCATCCGTTTCTCAGCTCAACCGCACCCTGCGTATCACCGCCAGTGTTTCCTTGTTTGTTTGGTATTCCCAAAATTGAAAGTGCGCTGTCTGTTAAATCATCCTTGGAAACCTGTGTCTGCGTTTGGTCTAGTTCCTGTGACATGACATCCACATCAGACTTATTGTCTTTATTGATGGACTTTACAACCAACGCATGGTTTATTTTCATTTTCTTGAACTGTTCTTCATCAACTTCACAGTTTACAAATTTGTACCATGCCTGGATAAACTGCTCTATGCCGTCCATTCTATTAGACTGCGTATTATTTATTGCATCCAACAAATCTATAACAATTTCAATGTCTGACAACCGTTCATGGTTGTTCGGAAATTCTACAATCGGTATTCCACCAAATCCGTGAAGTTTCCATGTATCAGGAACAACTGCACTGTTTTTTATCTTACATTCATAGGATTCCGTGTAGCAGAGTTTGTACCACTCGCCATTTTCATCTTTTAATTCCTGTACCGCTAAAATCGGTTCTTCAGAACTGCGGTTGTAAATGACAAACGTGTTCAGAGGATTAGGTGCAACCACACGGATAGGCACATCTCCATTCACAATCTGAATAGCTTTGAATGATGTTCCGGTTGCCGACTGCCACTCACCAGCTTTTATGTCTTTCTCATGCTTATTTGCATCTGATAAGTAATCGTTCAGTTCATCTACTGCCTTATTTACAGCTTTATCATCTTTTCTGCTTACAAACTGAATAGGTTCTCCGTAAGTCTGACCGACCTTGAACTGTACCCACTCATAAGCATGATTCTCAACGATTTTGTTCGTTATATCCTCATTTGACAACTTTGTTCTGTATAGTACCGGCTGATCTCCTTTGTAGTACTCCCACAAGTACTTGATAACTGACTTATTGTAATTAAAAACACCGATGCAATCACCAATAACCTTTACAATGTTGTCTTCGGTTATCTGCTCCACATCCGTATATGCAATTTTTCTACCGTGACAACCTTTTACAAGGTCTTGAAATTTCATAGTGTTCATATTTTTACCTACAAAAATGTTATTCCGCTGCTCTGATCTCTCTGTGGAAGTTTCTTGATCTCACGTTCTCCGGTCTCCGTATGATAAACAACCATCTTATCGCAATTCCTGCACTTATATGTCTTGTCGATATGCGATTTTGCACTACATTCACCGACCAACCGTCCGCATCCCGGACAGTACACTCTAATTTTTTGGTTAAAAATCATAAATACCTCTTTTCTTCGCACAAAAATACCGCCCACATAACGTAGACGGTATTCCCAGCTGTTTGCCTTTTAGGAGGATTAGAAAGCATCTTAAATATTTTCGTCAGTTTAACAATACCATTTTTTATATATGACATTCAATGACATTGTTCATTCAAATACCCTTCTCCGTATTTCTTTTCAAACTGTTTCAATGCAGTTCCGTGAAGTCTGACAACTTGTCTCCATGAATATTTCATTTCTGTTGCAATCACTTCAAAAGTTTTCTTTTCTATGTACCTTGCGAACAGAATATTGTATGTATTTTCATCTTCCATGCTGTCTATCTGCTGTATGATTTTCTCTTTTTTATCGACAAGTTCATCAACCATGCCATCTATTTTACGTTCCATTTCATCAATTTTGGCATATTTTGTGCCGATTTTGTCAAAGTTTGGTGTAGTCTGCACTCTTTCACCACTTTGTGGAGCGGATATGCTTGCCACCATATCTTTAAGCTGTGCAATTTCCGTGAGTTTATTATTTATCATTCGATTAAGGCGGCTTATCTGCCCTAAATATTCTTTGGTTGTCATATCAATACCTCCGTCCGAAAGAGAATGGGTTTTGAATTGCTTCTACTTTTGCTACCCTGTTTCCGTTTGTAATTCGCAATGCAAAGTTTGAAAATACATCCGGTACATCATCTAACTGTTTTTTCCCTGAAACAGAATACCTTTTCAGTAACGACATCATTACACCGTATGGTTCGTTAGGCTTATACAATGATGAATCTTTGAATATTACGTGTTGTAAAATCCAGTTAGAGCACTGAAAAATTCTTGCTTCTTTGTTTGTTTCAGTCGGTGTGTCTGTGATGTTGCATATCCATCCTTTACTCTCTACACGCTTATTTACTTCCATTGCCACACGGTCACCGCCGGCATTACGCTCAAATTCGCACTCTTGCACTTTATTATTAACAAGTACATTTGCCGCATTTTCATACTGCATCTCATAATCTGCAGTATTGTCACAAACAGCATCCACGCAGTAATAATCTTCTCCGTACTTTTGCAATACCGGAAGAACAAAAAAATCGGTTCCTTTTCCCTTGGTATCGCATTGCCCGGTAATAATTTCCGGTTCTCCATGTGGAAGATTAAGATAACGTCTGATTTTTTCTTCCGGGAATAACAATCCCTCACGTTCAATAGGCTCTTGCTTGTAAAGACATCTATAAGAGATTTCATCCATGAGTAATTGTTGATCTTCAAAAAAAGCAACCGTGAATCCGGAAAATTCGTAGTCAAAATTGCTTAATCCGGTTTTTGGGTCAATATCCGGAACAGCAATTACTTTTACCCTTGGATTCCCTTCATACATATTTTGGATCCGACCGATTACATCATTTACGCTCCACCTGGTAGCAATATGGATCTCTTTGCAATTCTTTCCGTCAGTATCTTGTGTCTTTCTTTGTCTTGCATCTACCGCATACTTGTCCCACAATTTATCCAAAATTATAGGATTCATAGCTTCTTCAATGCCACCGATCATGTCATCTACGAACAAAAACTTTGATGCACGTACTTTACCAGCATTTTTACTTCCTACGGATGTGCACTGAACGGATGGAAATGGTTTATATTTGCCGATGTTAAACTGTTCCATTTTTGCGTTAGTACTGGTAACGGAAAGATTTGGGAAGATTTCATTCCAAGTGTACTCGTCAGAATTTGTACAAATATCGTACACACCGTCATAGTACATACGTGTAATGTCTCCACTGTGGGAGTAAAAAAGGTTGAAATCTCTCGGAAACCATCCTGCTACCAACGCATTCAGCATTTTCTCGACCGTGGTTTTTCCAGCACCAGGGATAAGAGACACGCAGAGGATGTCGTATATATCATCAATCATTCCTTGTATTGCATCCATGAGACCGATTTTAAGAAATTGCTTTCTACGTGGCATATAGAACCGCTCTCTAGGTTCTCTTTTCTTTTCCAAGTATCTGTAGGCACTGTCCACAACCTTATTTTGTGCTTCCAGTAGAAGAACATCGTACAATTTATCTGTCAGAGAATAATGTGTCTTGTTTGCGAAGGAATACTTTTCTAAATCCCATATGGTTCCTCCGGTTCTTTCCATGCAGAAACGCTCTACAATGCCTTTAGAACGGTTTGTTATCTGTAAGCCATAAGTTATATCCTTTTCACCGTTTATAGCCACTCTGCAGGCTTCTATGTACGCATCAATGACTTGTTCATCAATTCCCTTGCGCTGTATGTAATTGTCATAGCTGTTTACTGCCGATATAAGGCTCTGACTTGCCAAAAGAAAAAGCACCTCCACGCTGTCGCAGAGATGCTTATAGACCTCTGCCTATAATTGTTCTAGGTTAGCGACCAACTCTATTTGTTAGCCGGTGATTTTGTTTATGTTAATTCATCTGTACGCCTTGTCATTTGAACCTGTGTTCCATTTTCATCTGTTGTGCATACAGTTACACCTCTTTGTATGGATTGAAGAAGTCCTCATCTTTTCCAATTTCAAGATGCTTTTTCAATGCAAAATTTGTTATCCTTTCCCGATTAAACGAATTACTGACAATATAATTTGCAAGTTCTCCATCTTTCCATCCGTCCGTACTTGTCATATAATCATAAATCTGCTTATATTCTCCGGTCAGCTTGTCAAATTCAAACCAGCCTAAGTCAAGCGTCACTCCATAATTATAAAATCCCTTGTCAGACCACTTGCTGACATAATACATTAACTGCTTGTACGAAAATCCAAGCCTTTCAAAAATATTACCAATAGTTCTTATGCTCAATTCCCGATCACTAGAATGTAATTTTCTTTTCTGCTCATTCACGCAAGCTCTGAAAAATATTTCTTCTAATGGTTTCATTCTTACACCAACTTTCTACCACACATCGGACAATAATTGATTTTTATATATCCAAGGCAACCACTGTCTCCTGTGTCGATCAACACTCCAAATCCATTTTCATCTTTGCAAATAAAATCTCCGCCAGTGTATCTTTTTTTCATATATTCATCATTGTTCATTGCTATATCTTTGCAAAATTCACACATGATTAAAACCTCGCTTCACAATGCTCTACCATTGTTTCCAACGTTTCCTTGTCATACAAAACAGAACCGTTCTTGTCCGCTTTGTATTTATCAAAAGTGCATATCGTATTTATAAAATTCTCGATGCAGTCCGCATGGAAATTTATGTTGTATACTTTCTTCTGCCACTTGCCGTTTGCGTATATCTTGGTATATCCACCTTTTCTTGTCTTAATAATGATTTTAGAACGTGACTTTTTCATTTATCAAATGCCTTTCTGCTTTCTTCCATCACTTTACAGTTTCTTGCGAAATCTCTTTCAATAAAATTTTGCGGTATCCTTCCAAATTTTTCCAAAGCGTACTTATCTACCGCTTCTTTGGAAACATCTATTTCAAAATTTTGTAATGCTTCTGTTTGTGGTTGATAATCTTTCAATCCATTCATCCTAATATCCTCCGTAACCCATGCAGACGGAATCGAACCGCCGACACACATCCTATGCGGATGCTGTTCTACCACTGAAGCTATACATGGGAATCGCACCGTAAAACCTTTTATGGCTTGCGCTTGCCATAACCAAATGTGCACCGCCTACTTGTCACTGACTATCCACAATCTCACAGTCTTGTCTGTTCTCTACTTCATAGGCTTCGTTTTCGCTAAACGTATGTGGCTTACGTTTTAGACAGGGAATAGTTGCCGTGGGAGTTGAACCCACCCGACCCAAACAAGGCTCGACTGCTTTTGAATCTGCAAATTCTACTCACAGAAGTGTTTTTCGTTAACCGATAATGAGCAACTACTATCCATACATCTCCCATCGACCTGAACTATTGCAGTAGTGCCAGACTAAGTGGAGATAAAGATAAACGCCGTACACAGGATTTGAACCTGCAAGCCTTTTACAGCCAACGGTTTTCAAGACCGCTCCCTCACCACCCGGACATACGGCAAATATAGCAGTGTAGTGGAACTGCTATATCCGAAATTGCATTTGCCACTACTTTGTACAATTTCATGCGGACTTTCTACCGCTTACGGCAAGGTTCACCCCTGTCGTAAGTTAGCGCAGATACAAGGATTTGAACCTTGACAGCATTTCTGCTGGATAGCTTAGCAAGCTACTGTGTTACCATTACACCATATCTGCATAATGCAAGCATATTTCCCGGGTTCTACTCCGCACTAAAATGTCGCATAGCAATATGCAAGCATTGAATTTCAGCCAAAACATAGACCACCTGTTAACAGACAGCATAATTTGACCGAATAATTGCAGAAACAGATATTATGCAGCAGTTAGTCAGCACCTGCGAACAGGGACAAGCGTTATGATTTTCTGCTGTTTATCGGTAGGGTGTCTCCCGGCTGTTTACCTGACTTGTACATTTACGAAACACCTTGTGCCGCCACCGTATCTCACGCTGTGTTTTATTTCTGCAAGTTGGGATGATGGGACTTGAACCCACAGCCTATGCCTTAGAAGGACACTGCTCTCTCCATTTGAGCTACATCCCAGTGATCGGTACGAGATTCGAACTCGCGTTACCACCGTGAAAGGGTGGTGTCTTACCACTTGACTAACCGATCATGTGCGTTTCCATAAGCTGTATGCCTACATTTAAGGCTCGGACACCAAGCAACACTTACGGATATTTTTATTTTCGCAGGGCATCCGCCAGTTACCTGCTAGTCGGTTGTGATCCGACATCGTGGGGAAAGAAGGAGTCGAACCTTCGGTGTTTCTAATGTCACGGTTTTACAGACCGCTGCAATCGCCACTATGCATATTTCCCCAAAACCTGTGCCGTATAACCACAGCCTAACTTCTGACACACCTATCTGCTACCTACCGATTATTGCAATCACGGTATCGTCTTATAGACGCAGATAAAGTTTTCACCGCTATATGGTTGCAAAGCTTCAAGCGGTTACGTGGAAAACCCTCACGAGCCTTGCGACGGCTCTTAACAGCATTCCGCTATGAGGTGAAAGGAGTGTCTCCAATGGAAAAGTATGGAAGACAATTCGCAGATGGCAAAGACCGAAAGAAGAAAACATCTGCGAAACAGGACTACCAGGATTCGGACCTGGGAATGCAGCAGTCAAAGTGCTGTGCCTTACCGCTTGGCGATAGTCCCAAACTCCGGGAGAGAGACCATCTGCTCCCGGATTATTTTCGTGAAACACCCTATATTGCTTTGTCTAAAAAATTTTCACGCCTGCGCACGGTACTCTGTAAAACTTAGTGTTGTCGAACGCATTATTTCATTTTTCATTTCCCACACACAGGCTACATACACTCTTGATGCCTTGATTTTTCTGCCACATATCCAATGCCAACACAACACCGGATATTCGGCAATAACAATGGCTTTATGAATTTAAACCATTCAACGATGTGATATGGGATAATTCGCATAATCTCCGGTAACCACATAGGCTATACCCACATAAAAGTTATTCCAAACGCAAGGAACATTGCAAACGCGAAGAAAATTACTCCGTCTGATGCTGTTTTCTGTTTTGGAGCATACCATGCACCGGATATTGCTAAAACTGTCAATACCAATGTTGTCATTATTTTTAAAATCATGAATCCAAGCATTTTTTCTTCGTCCTTCCTTCAATTTCATCTATCATTGCCATTACCAGTGCTTTAGCAAACTGGCTATTGTTGTGCATTTTAATCAGCAGATTGCCTTGCCGAATAAGATACGACCAGTCATCATCCGTTTTCGGATTAGCGTACTCTTTATGGATTTTCCAAACCTCTGTGTAAATCTCTTTAATCTCCGGTGGCAATTCGCATTTCTCCTTAACTGGCAAATCTTTTTTAGGCTCTTTATCAAGTCTGATCTTTTGGTGCTTCATCTGACAGCTAACCATTTCCGTAACGTTCTCACGGTCTCTCTTAATCCCATGACCTTGCAGAAACAATTCGCATTGCAGGACTTCACCGCATTTTGAACATTCGTCTTTAATCTCTTTTCCGTAGATTTGCATAAGCTATAACCTCAATCCTTAGTTCCACATATCCCCAGGAGGATCAATAGCAAATACATCCACCAAGGAGCCTGCAATGTATATAAAATCCAAAATAGCATAACGAGTAAAAAAATCATGCGTTTCCTCCTGTTAATCGTATTTTCCATCTGTTATTTCTACCGGGCAGCTATTTACATTCAGTATTGCTACCACTGTGCCCGTATTGAGACTTGCTCTCCCAATAACCGGATTTTTTAAATAGCTGACAGCTTTTACATACACATAGGCGTTAGTGGTTTTACTGCCAACTACACGATATCCATATCTTTTAAAATATCTTCTAGCCTTTGTAATAGCCTTATCTTTTTGAATGAATGGTATCACGGCTATTCTCCTTAATTGGTCTTTTTTATTTTTGAGGAAATTTGAGGGACTAAGTAGGGGTGTTTCTCGAATCCTGTCAGACCCCCTCCCCGGTCTGTTTCAACTATGCGTTAAACTAATCTTTCACGCAGTCTTTATTGCCACATTCTTAACTATCCCACATTTCCGCACGTTTCCTCACTTGTTGCTACTTATTTGCATCTACGTTGCTATCGTCATACTCTCCGGAATCGGTCAACATTGATTTATTTTGTCCATTTGTGCCGCCTAACTGTGGCAGATCCGAAGCGGTCAAGGCTTGCTTGTGGTTCTGCTGTTCTCTCGATACTCCCGGAAGGTTCCAGCCGTAGTGACGATTTAGGATTGCCAAAATTCCAACAGGGTTGCGCTTTGCTGTGGCAAGTTTTGCGCTTAAAGACTCTTCACGGAAATCTGATATCTTTTTGCCGATGTCAGAACACGATGGACTTAATTTAGTCCCCTCATCTCTCCATGTAGCTATTGTATATCTGTCTATACCTGTTAATAAGCTAAATCCTATAGCTGATACCTCTTTATCATACATCATACACATATATATATAATAATCACATATACGGTTAACTAAATCATAGTTATAAGCGTTATAGTTACTAACTCCACCTGTAAATGATCCAGTAGTATTTACAAGGGATTTAGACTTGAGACAATCAGGCTCATTAAATGCATGGCGTTTAATATACATAAGTGCAGCATTCCAAACGCTTTGAGACTCTTGTCTAATATCCTCGATTTTCTGATCCTTGCAGAACTGGGAAAGATATAGCTCCATGTCATTCTCATAAACCTGAGATGTCTCTGTATTTTTCACTTTTTCCATGCTCTGCACCTCCTAAAAATCTGCATAAAAAATCACTAGGCACCACTTAATAAACCCATGTTTTTTTGATCTCCTCCACAAATCAGGTAAAAAACATAAATTTACAAAAGTGACAAGCTAGTGACGTCTTGTCGTTTCCGGTCTGTCGGCTCCGGTGGTCTTGGTTACAATCTGGGCGGCTGCATATCCAGAGGGGGTTTGATTTGTACCGCTGTCACTCTCACCGTATTAACGTCGGCTCCCTAACTGCTTATATCATACCATAAGTGCTATTTAAAAATCCACAACAACCTTTTACGCATTTGACAATTTGTTGTTGTGGTGTTCTGCCGCTGATCCTGAGCAATAAAAAATCATGCGGTTAAAAAATATCATCCGTGTAAATTTGGCAAATTGGATTTTTAAACAGACAGACAGGTGATTTTTGCAGATGGGTGTTTGGTGGTAGCTGGTCAGCTCTAGTATTTATATATACTTGGTTATACAATGTCTTTCTGCTCTTATTTATTTTTATTTTATCTAACCTTTATTTTATCTAATCTCCTTTTATTTAATCTGCGTAGACAAAATGTCTACAATTTGTCTACAAAATTTAGCACATTAAAACAACACAGTGAAAATAGATCAAGAAAAGCAGGCTGTTACACCTGCTTAAATCTTGTTAACAATATGCACCGTATCTTTTCCGGCTGTCTTGTAATCGGTTCCATCGCTCGTCTTCTAATTGCTTCTTTTTTTGGACTAAATTTCTGTGATATTCTGGATCCAGTGACCGAAGACTGCACGCCCTGATAAATATTTTTTGCAACAACGTTTTGTCTGCGAATTTCTGCCGATCCGCTATCAGTTGTGCAGCATCTGTGTAGCTTTCCACCTCTGGGATAACTTTGGCTTTTAACTCTTCCCACGCTTGCCGCTCGAATTTGTCTTTTATCTGCGGTTCATACCACGGGAAAAACGCTCTACAAGTCGATACGATCCGGGCGGCTTTCTTTGCTGTGATCTGCTCCGGTGTTCCTGTCATGTCGTTCGCTCCTTTCGTTTGTTTGTATCTTGATTATATATCATGTTATATAGCATGTCAATAGGTTATTGCAATTATCTATTGATATTTTTCAAAAATTCCTCAGCGTCTACAACTTGCGGCTGTTCTGATTTTTTCCGCTCTGCTCTCCTCTGCTCCTGGAGCTGGTGAAGTCTTTCGTTTGCTTGCATCAGTGCGACTTTTTCGGATACCTCTGTACGCTCCGTATTTGCCTTTTCTGCGGTCTTTTCCAGCTCTTGCGGTAAATTCTCTGCTTGGGTCTCCAAAGCGTCTAAATAAGCCAATACAGCCGATACAGCTATATCATTTATATTTATGTCTGATTCTGCTGCTCTGTCCTTTGTGCCTTTTGGTAATCTGATTTGTACAAGATCAAATTTACTGCGGTAATTGTTAATTGCTTTGCGCGTGTAATCTGCTGTCCTTGCCATCTGCAAAACCTCCTTTAATAAATTGTTTTATCATATTATATAACACTTTATATATAAATGCAATATAATTGTATATATATCATATTATATAATTTTTATATAAACTTTTATATAAAATGTATTGACACATGATATATAACATGATATAGTTATCTCAACAAATAAAAAAGCCGGTGACCACCTACCAAGCGAACACCGGCACCCAAAAAGAAAGGCACCGAAATTATAACACGGTGAAAAGGTAAAAACAATATGAATAAATTACAACTTAAAAAAATGGGAATGGATATCAGAGAGGGAGACGGAAACGGAACGGATCTTACAAATTATAGGTTGCGTGTGTACTTTACAGATGTAAACGGCTTAGATGTCTGTTGCGACTTTAGCGGATGGGTGAGAAGAGACGCAAGCAAAAAAGGGTTTCCGGTAGTACAGCCCAATGCATTACATATTGACGGTTGCTATCATGATGCAGACGGAACCGGTAGAGATTACGCTGCAAGGCTCCGGAAAAACGGATTTGATTTTACAAAATATGATTTTACGAAAAAAGATGTTTTGTCTTTTGTAAATACGGTAACTGGGAAAAAATATACAGAAATCGAATATATTTAAGAGGTGCACGACATGGAAATCATAACCGCTTTATTTTCTGGCATTGCTACCGGGTACATCATCAGATACTACAGAGAATTGGAGAAACGAAACAATGATATATATTAAATGTGCAAATTACCAACATTTTGAAAGCCTTATAAATGATTATATTTCTGGCGGTTGGACTTGTAGCGACCTACACGGAAAAACAGCTTTTTTATATAAAGGCTCTGCGCAATTAAAAATTGAATATTAAGCAAGTAAGACAGGCTTACAACCGGGATCGAGTCCCGGTCTTGCTTTTACCCTGGGAACGGGGAAAATTGAAAAAGGAGAAAAACACATGGAAAGAAATTTTATTTTGCACTTTAAGGACGGGCACACGCAAGTTGTTAAAGAATCAGAAGCAATTGAAAACGCTTTACAACAGGAAAAAGACGGGGTAAAACCCGGATTTATTTGGTATACGAAAAAGAAAGACGGATCTATCGAGACAATAGGGAATCCAGGATGGCTTGTATGGTCTACGTGGGGCGGTTGCGGTGTATGCTATCGCAGAAATGATGGTAAGATGATCGTTGTAACAGGCTGGCAAGCTGATTTTATGTGTATTTAGTTTTTCTGCCGCTCTGGTGACTTGTGCCCGGTCCGATTCCTGGCGGTGGCTTTATGGGTGGAATCTGCCCTAAAATTAAAAAAAGGAGGTCACCAGGATGAAAGAAAAGAACCTTGAACGGCTTTACAATCTGTTAAAACGTGCGGAGCGAGAGCACGACACGGAGACAGCCGCTGCCCTACGGTGGGCAATTTTTGAACTGCAAAATAGATAAAGACGGTTGCGAGCCGTCTTTTTGTCGTGCCCTGGGTGATCTGCTGCCGTTTGGCGGTCTGTTTGCGTTGCTCTTCTTCCGGATCCGGTCAGATCCTGCGCCCGGATATATTGACGGCTTGCGCTGTCTTGGTGTACAATCAAATATTACAAGGGGGATTTTGCCAAAATGCGAAAAGTTGGAATCGGTCATGTATATGACATCATGGAGAACGTATCTGATGCCGGGGAACGGCTGGAAACCGTCATAAGGGTGGAGAGTGCCGCCGGTGTTCTGTCTCCTGAATCTGCAGATCTGCTACGGTCTGCGCACGATGCTATTCTTTCGGCTGTTAGAGACCTTGCGAAAGCTGCGACACGGTGACCGGATGCACCACAAGAGCTTACAAGCGTTTCATGCCTTCAATCGGCATAAAAAAAATCAGTGAAAAATCTCTGAAAACGGATTTTTCAGCTTGAAAAGTGCTACCCCGGGGGGATTGAAAATTTTTAGCACGAAAATTGTAGAAAAATTTTTCTTTTAAAAACCTCTGAAAACGAGATTTTCGGTTGAAAATGCAGACATACGGGGGTATCAAAAGAAACACATTAAAATTTTTTCAATACTTTACATCTATTTATTGACAGAATATCACAAATGTGTTTAAATTTTATAAAATTTAAAATAAAAAATGGAGTGTATTTATGAAACAAATAAACGCTTTAGGAATTATTTCTTTAGTTTTAGGAATTATTGGAATTTTATTAAGTTGCATTATTATAGGTGTCATTCCATCAATATTAGGTTTAATACTTGGATGCATTGCGGTTTCAGAAAAAAATAATATTAAAAAAGGAATTAGTATAGCAGGAATTGTTTGCTCTTCTTTTGGAATATTATTTTTTTTGTTTTTTGTTGTACTTTATATATTAATTGGAAAATATGATACAACAAATTCTAATAAAGTAGGTGAAATAAATATTATTGAAAGTGAAGAGAGTACACAGGAACCTGCAGTTACACATTCAGAAGAACCGACCATTGTTCCTGCAGAGACTTCGACACCTACGGTTGAACCTACTCAAACACCGGAACCAACATTAGAACCTATTGCAACACCTACACCTACTTTTGAAATAGAGAATGTTTTATCAGAAGAGGACTACAAAGAATCATGTGTCGAATTATTCTATGATGATATATTTTTTTCCCAAGATGATTTAGAGGGAAAAGATGTAAAACTAAATCTTTTTGTGTCAGAACTTTATGAATTAAGAGAAAAAGATATGTATTATGATTATATTCAAGAAATGTTTGGAGAATACAATTTACAAAGGAATTTCTTAAAATGCTGTGTTTTGAGAGAAGGTACTGAAAGCTATATGGGAGAGCAAATCAATGTACTATTTTCTAATGATTATGGATTAAATGCAACAGATTATTCCGGTGGTGAAAAAATAACTGTTTATGGGAAAATAATAGGATACAGTACAAATTCATGGAGAGGTTACAACAAATGTGAATTTATGCCATTATATATAGAGTAATTTTAAGGGCATCCGCAAGGGTGCTCTTATTTTTTTGAAAAAGTGCTTGACTTTTCTCTGTGTCCACATTATACTTTACTTGTACCCACAAAGAAAGGAAGTGAAAACATATGGGTATTCATAAAGGAACAAAGTTGACTGACAATCCTAAAAATCACATTCTTAAATTTCGGTGTGATGATGAAACTTCTGAAAAACTGGAATATCTTGCTGAAAAGAAAGGAATTACAAAATCGGAGGTTGTAAGAAAAGGGATAGAAATTCAGTACGACAAAGAAAAAGAGTAACCACTCATTACTTTCCCGGTAACTGGTTACTCTCCCACTCTCAAAGAGATGGTAAATCTATAATACCATTTTTCCGAGAGAGAATCAACAGAGATTTCGGTAACTGTATGCCGTGTCCAAATAACCCGTATTCACGGTAGCGAACAAGTAGCGAATAATGTCACTGAAAACGGCACAGTGACAAGAAATTTGAAATCTCTGCAATCATAGGGCACAGCTTATCTCCCCACCCCATAACAGATAGGTTGTGTCCTATTTTCAAAGAAAAGGAGAAATGACACATGGAAGAATTTGCAAAAATGATTTATAGCCAGTGGCAGAATGAGGATAACACCATAAGTTGGGATGATTACAACGAAGTAATCGGAAAATTGTATGAAATTCTCAATAGCAAGTTAGCTGATAACATAGAGAGAACAATAAACAAGAGAGTATGGAAAGTCCAAGAGAATGCTTTTATTGCAGGATTTTCTTATGCTTGCAAGTGCCTGTCTAATGGCAAGGTAAATATTTGCGTGGATGGAGGTAAAAATAAATGAAAACTTTTACATTGATTTCCATTCCAAAGGAACGATACGAACACATGGTAGAATCATACAGTGCCGTGGTAGCTGAAAATGAAAGACTGAAAGATAAATTGAAGCGAATTGAAAGGCTGGTGAAAGAATATGACGGAACTGGTAAACGTTGAGGGAACAGAACTAGTTGTCAGAGAATACAATGGTCAGAGGGTTGTCATTTTTAGAGATATTGACAACGCTCATCAAAGACCGGCAGGGACTGCATACAGAAACTTTAGGCAGAATAAAAAGTATTTTTCAGAGGGAAAGGACTACATTGTTGTTAAGCCAGATTTTAAGACCTACGAAATTCGTCTATCTGGAATTACACCTAATAAAAAAGGTACTACGCTTATTACAGAGCGAGGATATTTGAAAGTTGTAAAGTCATTTAATGACGAATTATCATGGAAAGTGCAGGATGCTCTTGTGGATGCTTATTTTGCGGTAAAGAATCAGCAACCCACAACAGCAATCGAGGAAAAGCCAGTATTGCCGATTGAGACAGACTGGTTTTGTATCAATCGTTGGAAAATCAACTTTATATGCGGTGTATACAAACTTTCAACAAGGGAATATATGCACAGCCTTTTATTACAGATAGGTAAGACTTATAATTTCGACAATGCCAAGCAGGAATTTATGCGTTGCACTGGAAGATTGCCGAAAAGCAATTCTGAAGTGATTACATATTTCCAAGAATTAGCAGATACCGCCACAAAAATATTGAATGACGATATTGAACACTACAAGGAAATGTGGAAAAAAGAAAATGACCCCGATTAAGGGGTCTTTTCTATGCCGTTATTTAATTCGACGAAATTCGTCGAATTAAATATTTAGGGGATCATTTTTCCCCTAAAACACATTTTACTGAAAAGTATTGCTACTGTTCAACTGGTATAAATTATAGTTTGGTCACTATTAATTATAGCATTTGTAAAAGAACTACGCAAGCATTCTCATGTAATCTTTGATAATTTTATCAGCCAACGCAAACACATTTCTCCCATAAGTGGCTAGGAAGTCTGCGACAATCTCTTCTACCTCAATCGGCATGGTAAGGTTGTATGAAAATGCAAACGCATGGCACAACTCATGGCAGAGAACACGGTCAAAGAATGAGCCATTGATTCTGTTGGAAATATAAATGCACTGCGTATTTCTGTCTGTCATTCCAAACGTGTATGTGTTATCAGAACGCATTAGCATAGTGCTGTGTGGCTCTACAAGCCTTAAATTCCAAACGATACCATTTATCGTGAACATCTTACCACCTCCAACATAAAAGGGGCTAAATAAGCCCCTTATGTGTGTTATCCGATTTTTGTTACCAGTGCAGACAGCTTGCTTTTAAGGACAGACTTTTCTTCCGGTGTGGCATCATTGATGATTTCGGACATATCCGTTGCCAATTCCGTCATGTAGGTGTTCAGGTCACGGACTTTTGCTTCCTTGTCCGCAGGAGTGTTAGCCTTGTGCAGTTCCTTATTTTCCATGTAGGCTCTACGGCTCATTCCGCTTCTGCCCTCTCTTGCATCACGCATGGGGCCAGTAGATGCAGAAGATTCAGTGTAGTACATTCTTCCCATGTCTCTGTCCATGTCACGGTGATACATTTCCGGTGTCATGTGATAATAAGGCGGTTCCTCATATCCTCTGCGGTACGTTCCATGCCCTTTAGGTGCAAATCTTCCATCAGCATAGCGGTAATGGTCATAGTACCGTCTGCCACCATCACCGTAACGTTCAAACATTTCCATGCTTTCGTCCGGGTCATATTCCTGCATGGCTTTTGTCAGTTCCCGGTAGTACATAGCTTCCGACAAGTCTTTCATCATGTCGATGACTTTTCCCATTTCGCAAGTGTCTACATGGTCGATGCCCTTGTCAAACTGCGTTTTAGCGCATTCAGAAAGTTTTTCAATCATTTCATGCATTCTTTTAACATCCAATTTATTTACCTCCATATTCTGATATAACTTGTTCTATATCTTTTTTGTTTACCAATATTTCTTTTAATAAAATTTTATAATCGATCTTTTTATCTCTTGATATTAGTCTCAAATCTACTTCTTTCCCGTTGTAATACGTTTTGCAAAATCCACTTAAATTCATAGCAATTTCAAAAGGAAGCTCTAAGTCGCAAACCCTATGGTGCATAATTCCATATTTCAAATTGTGGATTTCACATAACTCACTTAATGTTTTTCGCTCTCCATTGTAATCAATGTAAATGTTTCTTCTTGTATTGTTGCATTGCTCTTTTTGCGTAATCCAACGGCAATTTGATGGTTCATAGTTTCCGTTAAAATCTATTCTATCTATGGACAATCCATTTTTATAACCATTCTTTACAGACCAGTTATAAAAATTTTGAAATCCATTTTCACCTTTCCATTCCGAACAGACCTTAATGCCTCTGCCACCATACCACATATATGCCGTTTCTTTTTCGTTTTCGCATCTTTTTCTCATAGAGCACCAAATTTTAAATAATTTAGTACCGCTCATTTTGTGTGTAGTTAATTCTTCTACATGGTGCTTTCTGTTTTCTTCATTAAGGCATCCGCAACTCTTAGTGTATCCACCTTTGATTTTTGAGCTTTCAACAATTGTTTCTTTTCCACAAGAACACTTACATTTCCAATATGTCTTTTTGGTGTTCTCCTTATATACTCTTTCAACAACTGTCAGGCGGTTAAATATTTTTCCTGTCAAATCATCAAAATTATATGGTGTATTTGCTTTCTTAAAAGCCATTTCTCAATCTCCTTTATACGTATATACCATTTTACGTGTATTATATCAATTTTATAACTTTACGTCAATACGTATTTATGGTAAAATACACTTAAAAAGGAGGTTTTAAAATGTCAAAAATCAAATTCACAACAACAATGGAAAGCGAATTACTGAAAAAGATTAAAATTCAAGCAATCAAAGAACACCTTCCTGTATCAGCAATACTGGAAAGACTTATTAAAGAATACTTGTCAAGCCTGCCTAATAACGATTAAATTAGAGTTCTGAACCTCTACTGCCTGACTTGATGTATTCATTACCGAAACTGTTGAACAACAGCATTTTGGAACGTCAATATATGCTTGTGAACTAACATTCTGTAAATTCTCTGCTGCTGCCGGAGTTACAATCATTCTTGTGGACTGTAAAGGTTCTCCGTCTACTGCCAGCGCAAGGGAAATTTCCCCAACAGTTCCACCAGTGGGAATCTGAATGTTTCCGGAATAGCTTACAAGGAATCTTGCCCGGCACTGATTAGTGATACCTCTAAGTTTCACAATTCCAGACCCCTCTCTATGAGTGATACAGTTACTTCCATTCACGGCAGTTTCGGTAAGAGCAACGTCCGCTCCTGCTGCCACAGTCTGTAATGCTACTGCTGTATATTCAGCCATAATAAGTACCTCTCTTTCATAAAATAAAAAACCACCAACTGAATATTAGTTGATGGTTTGAAAATCCATTATTTATTTTTGTAGTCTGTAGCACACATTCCTATGCATTGCGGAGTTCCGTATTTTTCAATATAATCTTCGTCTCCGTATCGTTTAACACAAACATACATTGTATCGTGCCAATTTGTTCTCACATCTTCTGTTTTTGAAGTAGTGTCAATTACAATGTCTGATATTTCAAATGGTGCATTTGTTGCTCCTATCTTTTGGCAAAAGTCTTTGTGAATTTGATATATGTATTTTTTCATATCATCAAAGTTTTCAAATTCCCTTGCCGTTTCTAGGGATTCAGCTAATCCACCTCTATGTTGTCTGAAAATAACCATTTTGGCGCTCCTTTCTTTTTTGAAAATTGTACCACGACTTTAAAAATCCATCAACTTAATATTCTGTTTTCAATGTGCAAAAGGGCAAACATTATAGTCTGCCCTTTGATTATAAGTAATACTGCATAGCAGACATAACCATAAGGTTAAGTTACTCGATATGCAGTTTTAGCATCCGCAACCAGTGTTGCAACCGCACCCGTAATATACGTTAGGGTTGGGAACCTGATATGCAGGAATAGGTGCAGGTTTCACAGTGTTGATGATCTGCTGTGTCTGAGCCGCCATCTGAGTAGTGAGAAGTGCATTCTGCCGATCCTGTGAAGCTGCTCTGCGCAGATCGTTATTCTCTGCGGTCAGAGTTGCAATCTTGTCTTGGCATAAGTAGTCAAGGATTGCTCTCGTACCGGCATTCTGACTGTCGATAATGTCACGAGTGTTGTTATTCATGGTGTTCTGCAATGCGCAAGTATTCGTTGCCATATTGTAGTTCACACCTTGGATAGCTTCACGGGTATCGCAGCAGCACTGCGCTAACTGTGCCTGTAAAGCGTTAGCATTCTGCATTCCTGCTACGGTGTCTGCATTGATAGCCTGTTGGATGCCATAGCCGGTCTGTAAAATATTGGTATTTACGCCATTAAATCCGGTAAGCATACCGTTGTTTACAGCGTAGAATCCGTCACACAGACCGTTGTTGATTCCGTCCAGTTTACCGATGATAGACTGGGTGTCGAACCCTCTTTGCAATGCAGAATCGGTGTAGTAACTGGAGTTAGAGCCATTACCGCCCCATCCATTACCGCCCCAACCGCCAAAAGCGAAGAAAAGGACGAAAATAATAATCCACCATGCTCCATCGTCACCCCATGCACCGTTGTTTCCATATCCGCTGTTGGCAGGCATAACAGGCATGGTAAAGGGAGTATTGTTACTCTCAAACATAATTTTTACCTCCATATAAGATTTTTTATACTTAATCTTGCAAGAATTTAGTATCTACTTCATAGGAAACTGACGCTTGAATTTATCAAATTCTGAATCAAAATCCATACCTCGTTCCTTAGCAATATTTCTTCCTAACTGCTCTACTCCAGCAAAATCTCCTTTTTGAGCCATGCCCATTATATTTTTAGCCATAGGGTTTGACATGATCTGACTGTTTCCCATCATATTTTGGATAAACTGTCGTGGATTCCCCATTGTCTTAAGCATCTGCATAGGGTTCATCATATTCATTCTGCATCATCCTTTCTTTGCGATTGCTGAGTTTTTCTTTGCGATTGCGAAGTTTTCAACTGCTCAATCTTCTGCTCCAGTTCATCAAACCGATTCATAAATACTTCTGTGGATTCGTCTGATAGGTCAAATTTCGTCTTTTCTGCTGTCTGTGGTGAATTGTTAGGGTCTGCATCTAAAACGGGCTTATAGAGCCTTGTATAGATTTTTCCGTCTGCTCCCCAGGATTTAGCATAGATCTCTGACATATCCTGTTTAGGGAAAAATGCCGTATTGCCATCCATAGGAACCTCATTCGGTGCTATGCATTCCTGCGTTGGAACAATGCGACCGTACATCTGTACTGCGTTTTGTTGTGGCTGTTGCATAAACTGCTGTGGTTGGAATTGCTCCTGTTGTGGCATAAACTGTCCGTACATAGGTGTTCTATACTGCGGATTGAAATAGTTCGGATTCATAATAGGCTGTGGCATGGCTATTCTCCTTTTCTTCCATTGATTCTATCTGTTTCGCAATTTCCACTTCATCAAGTGTCTGATATGTCGGCTTGTTCAAAAGTCCCAACGGGCTGAAATTCATAAGCATTACCAAGTTCTCCTATAACTTCCTCTGTGGCATGTACTACGATTGATTGATATTTAAGCGGAACACTTCCCATCTGTTCTTTACTGAAAATACGTTCCAGTGCTTCATCTGAAAATCTGAATTTTGCCAT